ATCCGCAACGAAGTTGAGATCCTGAAGTTCGGCCTCGGTGTCTGCCGCAGCCGGGACTGACGTCCCTTCCACGTACCCCATGCGAAGATCAGTCGCGCCAAGGTCGTCCCACCCACCTTGCATCAATATGAGCTTGCCTCGGTTCGTCAGCCAATGGTTTGCCATGTAGTTTCTCCCTTACGATCCCAGATGCCTGGAATCTAGCCTGTCTGTCAGCTGCTGTACATCTGATCGGGATCATTTGCCCCGAGTAGACCTGTGACAGCAGCCGCAGCAAGTCCGACAAGGACGGGTGCGGCAATCCCTCGTTTGACTCGGCGGTCGGCTACGAGCGTGAGCCCGAACGCGAGCCATGTTCCCATGCACCAAGGACAGTGCCACATATGGAACAATTTCGGCCAGCGTGTTTCTTCTTCATCTTCCGGCTCGAGCGCACCACCAAGTTCGGCCGAATCAGTGACTTCGACCTTGACACCGAACAACCAACCGCGGGCCCGACGTGAGATCACGTCGACAGCGATGAGTCGCCAGAGACGGTAAGCGGCACCGCCGATGAGGGGAACGGCGATGAGCGGATTCACGCCGGGAACGGAATCGGTTTGCCAGACTCCGTCCACATCTCCGGTTCCGGTTCAGCGGGCAGCTGCGCAAGGAAGTTGCGGGCCGGGCCGCGGAGATGCTTGGGGGTTTGACAGCCACAGGAGGCACGAGCGAAAGCGAAGTCGGTCGGGCCCTCGGCGAGGAGTGTGCCGGAGAGAACTCGCCCTCGGATGCGGGGCTCTTCGGTGAAGCGGAGGGTGACGGGGTAGACGTCGCTGCTCTCCGGGAAGAGGGCAAATTCGGTGTTGGCAGTCTGGATGAGTCTGGCGCGAAAGGCGCCGGTGGACCCGATCTGGGCCGTGCCGAAACTGTCAACCTTCCGGCTGGTGACTTGTCGCTTCGCCTTCAATGGACCCTCCTACGTGCGGGCGGACTTCTTCCCGCGGTGCCAGCGTATCATTGCACCGGGCCTTCTGCTAACAGCCCGCATCGCGGTGCTTGTACCTGGGAAGCTGGCAGTGACATCCTCGAAGCCGGCACGGCCCCACAGGTAGGTACAGGCCCAGACCATCGCATCCATCCGGTCCGGGCTCTCGGTAGTGACACCCTCGACGTACGTCGTGAGTTCCTCTTCGAGGAGGGGGTGGTGACCGACAAGGTGGCCCCGGAAGTCGTCCCGCTCCCAGAGGAGAGCGATCGGCTCGGCGCGGGCGCCCTTCGACCCCCGGCCCCGTGCCGTGGCCGGAATGATGGTGATCTCATCGAGGAGGTCGGCTGCTTTCAACACGGCTCGGATCGCGTCGCCGCCGGAGTCATTCTCCGGGATGATCGGCGCATTGTGCGTGATGGCAAGATCAACTGCGACTCGAGACCATTGTTCGGCGGTGCGTCCCTTCAGGCTGGCGTCCTCAACGACGTAGAGGTGCCTGTCGTTCGTCATGTGGACGAGGCTGATGCCCGTCGTGCCGGTGCTGTTCGCCGGGTCGACACCCACAGCTGAGCGGGTGATGTGCCGGTCCTCGTCAGCGAGCATTGCGTAGAAGTCTGCGATATCCGGGATCCTCGAGCGCTCCAGGTGTTCCTGCACCCAGTATGCGCCTTCAACATCCTCGAGCACCTGCCCGAGGACCTCTTGCGCGTAAAGGCGGGTGCCCTTGTACATCCGCTCGAGTTCTTCGAGCCAGAGCGGGTCGGCGTGCTTGTTATCATGTGCAGTTGCGGCAGAGATCGCGACGGATTTGTCTTTCTTCCAGTCCCGGATGATCTTCAGCGGCCGTGGGGTGGTGGTGCAGATCCACTTCGCCCCTTTCCTGCGTCGGCTGAGGCGGGCCTGACGTTCGGCCTCAACGATCTGCGGATTCGCGGCAGCTTCCTCAAACCAGTCCGCATCGACGTTGCCGACCGCGCGCAAGCGGTCCGTATCTCGAGGTGTGGGCGTGCCAATGACGTAGCACACAGATCCGTTCGGCCAGACCAACTGCGCGCCCCCGGGGTGGGCTGGTTTCCAGCGGACTTGGTAGTTGCTGGCAGCGAGAATCCCGGACGGGCCTTCGACGCAGGATGCGACGGCGTCACCGAAGCTAGGCGCGATGATCCGGCCGCGAAGGGAGGGCCGGCTGGACATGAAACGGTGCAACCACCTCGAGCCGGCGTACGTCTTGCCGGCGTTTCTGCCGGCGAGCATCACCCAGCCTGTGATGCCGTTATCCGGGTCGTCGTGCTCCGGGGGCGGGATCTGGTGGCTGGCGAGGGCCTGGCCGGAGTGGGGGGCGAGTCGCTCGAGCGCTTCGGCGACTTGGGCTGCGAAGCCGTCGTCGGGTTCGGGGTCGCCGTAAATGACATCCCCGTTCTGCTGTCGTGCGATTGGAATTTGGACGGGCGCCGGAAGGGCCGGGCCGGACGGCGGTGCGAAGACTTTCCCGGCCGGGACTCCGCGATCTCGCTCTTGGAGGACGTGTGCGAAGAGTACGCCTGTGACATCCGGAGTGGGCGGGACCGTCTGGAGGAGGGACCGGAAGTCAACGGGCGGGGGAGGGCCGGAAGAGAGGTCGTCGTCCGGGTCGTAGAGCACGCGGCGGATTGTAACAGGGGGCGGGGGCGGATGTCAGGCCCGGCGCCTGGAGAAGATGAAGATGAAGAGGAGGAGGAGGAGGGCGAGGATGATGAAGATGGTCCAGAGCACGAGGAGGGGTACCCCGTCAGGGTGGGGGTGAATCATGGACGTCGCTCATGACGTGGATTGCGAAATCGGGGGTAGAAGCGAAATGCTGGTGGCAGGTCGGGCAGCGGCGGATGAAGGTTTGGTTGTTGTGCTTGCAGCGTAAGAGGAGGGCGCGGCGTGACATCAGGGTCCTTTCGGGTCCGGGCGTGTTTGGAGTTCGGTTTCGAGAACAGCAATGCGTTCGCGTAGTGCGATGTTCTCGGCTTTCAGACGTCTGAGGGCGTTCGTGAGGGCGGCCGATTCGGCGTAATCGTTGAAGCCGTAGTAAGGGCCGTGAATCACACTGGGTCCTGGAAGTCTTCGTCGGTGACGGGGCGATCGGGGAGGAAGGGGTAGGTGATGAGGAGGGTGATGAGGGCGAGAAGGAGGAGGCCGGTGATGCGGAGGGGGCTGAGGACGGGGAAGAGGGGGGAGAGGATGAGGAGGATGAGGCACCAGGGGACGGTTAGGGCGGAGATGAAAGCGACGAGGCGCACGAGGACAGTGTAGCAGAGGGAAGGGAGATTGTACAATATGGGAGGGGGGTCTCGTGGGCGAAAGGTGTCGAGTGCGGGCTCGGCAAGCCGTCCCCACGGTACAGGCCACCCCCAGTCGAGCTTGGCAGACGCGCGAGACCCCTGCCAGAGCGGCGCCAGCAAGCGGATACCCAATCGAGGCCTGCAGGCCAAGCAGACAATGCTACTTCAAGCCAGCCAAGCGAGGCAGTGCTCAGATTTCAAGCAGAAATGTCTGGACATTCGGCTTCCAATGTTGTACAATGAAATCATCAGGTCGGAGCATCCAGCCCCGCCAGACAGTCAGGATCCACATGCTCACTCAGGACTACGTCAACAGCCTCGAGCGCCTCGCGCGCCTCGACCTCGGCCCCGACGCCCACCCAGATGACGTCACGTACCACATCGGGTACCTCCTCGACCTCACGGCCGCTCAGTTCCAACGCTACCTCGCGCGCCTCGGCCTCCACTCCGGCCCCCGCAACAGGTGCTTCTGACATCGATTGCCGCCAGACAGGCAGGCTCCCGGGTTCAAGCCCCGGGCTGGCACTCCGGTCCACTCAGGACCGGGAGAACAGGATTGACCACATGACCACCACCAACCCGTGGGGTATCCACTGTGTCGACTGCACAGTCGAGCAGCCCTGCCCCCGCTGTGCCGAGCAGATTGCCGCCGAGCACGCCTACCTCCTCCGTACACGTCACGATCACGACGCCTAGCCAGCAGGCATCCGGGTGCGAGCCCCGGATAGGCACTCCAGGCCCACGCCTGGGAGAACAGGATTGACCACATGACAGCAGCAAGCAAGCTGCATGCCTACCAGGCAGCAGTTGACTTCAAGTTCGATCACACGGTCGAGGGCACGCCAGCTTGGCACGCCGCCGACCAGGAGTGCGATCGGCTCTGCTACGACTTCGTCGTAGCTAGCCACCGGGAGCGCGACTTGTGAAGGCCGAGCTCATCACCCAGGTCCGCGAGGACGACCACGAGTTGTTCCTCATCCGCTACAAGTGCGAACTTTGGGCCTTCGTCTACCACGACGACCCAGCACTTGACTTCGTCGTCGACCCGGCAGGCTACTGCCGAACCGACATCTGGGACCCCTTCGGCGCCTACAGCCACCCGATGGTCCCAGAGGACCTCTGGGTCGAGGTCGAGAACTTGATCACAGCCAACAACTAACCCGTCGAGTCAAGGACCTCGACGGCGCCCTCACCAGCAGGCACCCAGGCGCGAGCCCTGGGGAGGGCACTCGACTACCAGAAGGGAATTGACCATGACAGGAGCCGAGCTCATCAAGGCGGCCCAAGCGGGCGACTTCGCCCACTTGGCCCCCAGGGACAGTGCCGAGGACACCCTCCAGCTCTACCTGGACTGCAACCACTTGGCCCGGCTGGGTGGCGCTCCCTGCGTCATCTGCGAGTCCCCGGATCACGCAGCCGAGGATTGCCCAGATGGGGCAGCCTGGGACGCGCTCGAGCAGGACCCGGCAGACCGGGAGTTCTGATTGATCGCCTGACCGGCAGGCATCGAGGTTCGAGCCCTCGACAGGCACTCCGCCACCCAGGCGGATGACAAGGAGAACAGCAATGAGCAACTACCCCGACAGGCTCGTCCAGAAGGACGGCACGGTCATCCGGCCGGCCGTCGACCCGGACTCCCTGCGCAGGCAGGCCCACATCCGGCGCGAGCGCGATGCCCTCGCCCGCTTGATCTTCGAAGTGGAATCGACGACGTGAGCCCGGCAGACGACCTCATCGAGGGCATCGAGCCCGAGATCCACGAAGAGGTGATCCGTTGGATCGCCGACCACTACCCAGAGGTCGCCCAGGCGGCGATGGAGTGGTTCGTGATGCCGCTTGAAGGGTGACTGGCAGGCACCGGGGTTCGAGCCCCCGGCACCCACTGGGAACCAGAGATCTTCCCACAAATGTCTGGACAAACCAGCTTGAACATGTTACAATGATCTCATGACCAACGACAAGGAGAATCAGATGACACCAGCAGCCAAAGTACTGCTCCAACTCGCCGAGCGAGTGACGGGCGCTGAGCGCGAGCTCGAGAAGGGCCCGCTCTACTGGGTCAACAGCCGAGCCGAGCGAGTCGCCAAAGCCCTCGCCGAGGGCGAGAACATGAATAGCCTTGGCGAACTCCAGTCCACTGGCCCCGGCTTCGATGTGGCAATCGCCACCCTCGAAGCCTACGCCAGCGCCTTCGCCACCGCCCTCCGCGCCCTCCAGGGCGAGCCCCTCGACCAAGGAGAGAGCGATTGGCTCGACCATATCATCGACGGCTCCCCGCGCCTGACCAACATCCGACGCCAGATCATCAAGGAGATGGTCAAGTGACCGCCGCCCGCTGCCAGGGTAAGCGCCAGATGTGGCGCAATCACCGGTTCGGCACGTTCAAGTGCGGAAACAAGGCCACCTGGATCGTCACCACCCAGGTCGGCACCAGCCAGCGCCATTACTGCTGCGACGACTGCGATTGCTACCGCTCGATCGCGCAGGGGTACCCCACCAGCAACACCCAAATCAACCAGACAGGAGACAGCAAGTGACCGTAACCGAACTCCAGGCAGCCCTCCAGGCAGCCCTCGACAGGGGGCTGCCACCGGAGACCACAGTCGTCATCGAATTGGACCACAACTTCGAGTTCTGCGTCGCCAAGCTCCTCGGCGACCCGAGCGAAGAGGACCCCGGCTGCGACATGTGGTTCACCCTCAGTTACGGCGAAGTGGCCGACTGCCGCTCCACCCCCGGGGGGATGCCATGATGTTCACCGCACAGCAGGCCCGCTCGAAGGCCAGGTGGGTGTCCCAGTACGTCAAGGGAGCCTACGGCATCCAGATCATCGAGGACTTCGATTCAGGTTCAGCCTGGGTCCGCTTCCGCAACAGTTGTGGTAACGAGCGGACCATCAGCAACCTGGAAGAGTTCATCGCCTACCGTGACACGGAGGGCCAGTGATCCAGACCTTCCTCCCCGTCTACGCCGCCCTCCGGCTCACGGGCCCACCCAAGCCGACCGTCCTCGGCGCCTGCATCCGGATTCTGCTCCTCGCAGTCCTCGCCCCCTTCGTCGTCCTGGGTCTCATCCTCACCCTGCTTGTCCGCCTCATTCAAGCCGAGGCCCCTGCCAGACGCCCCGAGCCGCCCCCGTTCGACTACAAGCAATGGCAGGTCCGAGCCGCTCGCGCCAAGCAAGCTCGCAACATCGACGCCGCTCGTCGGCGCCAAGCCAACAAGCTCCGCGGATTCGCCGGCTCCGTCGCCGAACTCCGCCAAATACAAGGAGAGACAGAATGACCTACCTCGAAGCCTTCGCCCCCGCTTGGGTGGCAGCCCTACTCGACCTGGCGGGTCAGATTCCGCTGGACGACCGGCCCTCGTCATAGTACAATGTCACTCATGACCGAGACTCAGACCCTCCCAGCTGCGGCATTCGTCGCCCAGTATCCGCCCAACCACTGGAACGAGAGCGAGGACTGGATGACCGAGCTCAGGGAGCAATTGCTCGATCCATTCTCAGCCGGCATCCTGACCGAACTCATCCGAGCCTTCCAAGACGGTGAGGCTCAGGTCAACCCCGTCATCGTCGACCCGCAGGGGGTCGTAGACGGCCACTCACGGACCCTCGCCCTCTGGATTGCGGGCCTCCCAATCAACTTCGAGGTCCGGCCGTGAGTCCGCACCAATTCGCAGTTGGCGACCCAATCCGAACCTCAGTCACCATCCGCTCCGGCCGCTATCGGGACCGTCCCGGCTTCGTCGTCACCGTCAACCACGGCGGCGGGCCCGCAGGCGCACCCGAGTACGGGGTCATCCTCGGCACCACTCGACCGCAATGGCGCCGGGAACCGGACCGCACTCACGAGGTCCTCTACGACAGCGACCAGATTGCCTGGTTCGCCCCTCACGAGCTCAACCCCCGCCCGGAGCACTGACAGGCACCGCAATCTCCGAGGATTCCGCCTCGATTGCCAACAACTGCTGTCGCAACACCCCCGGCGCTCGTGCACGTACCTCCGCAGGCAGGTCCAACGCCTCCAACGTTGCCAACAGCACACGCGCCACCAACTCCGCTCTGCGCTCCTCAACCTTGACAACCCGCTCCTCCAGGCCCAATCTCACGGCCGTCTCAGACGCCTTCCTCAATGCCTCCCTCTCACCCCTGTACAACCTCAACCACGGCGCCCACTCTTCAAGCAAGCTATCATCCGTCGGGGCCTCCGACACTTTCACCCCCAACCAAGCAACATGCCCCGCCCCCCTTCTCACCTCCTCAAGCAATGCCATGAACGGATTGATGCCTCTCTCCGCCCCGTACCTCCGGGCTTGTTCCTTTGCAATTTCCACGTTACTCATTGTACAACCTCCCTGCCACATTAATGTGGCATGCGCCAAACTTACCCTCTGTACGCGAAGAGGGCTATTTCGGAATCAATGAAATGCCACATTATCCTGGCACAAATTTCGTCGCCAACTACTATACACATCACGGCCAACTACTCTCTGTAGTCGCACTCATCCTCCACCCTCGATATCCCATCACTCTTCGACCATCCACCAAATTCACTCGGACCTTCTCCATCCCTCTCTCACGCAATGCGTACGCAAGCTTCGTCGGCCCCATCGGCTTCACCTGTTCCGCACTACACCACGCCACATACACAGTGTACATCTCATCCCAAATCGCCACGTCATCTCGACCCCCGACCTCAAGTGTCTCCGACAACCACCGTCGCACCGGATCCGACCTAAGAGCGTGCTCCTCAACCTCCACATCCGACCTTGGCGGTCGTCCCAACTTCCCACTTTCCAACATCCGCGCCAACCCCTCCCACGCCCACCAGAGGATCGCCGCGCCGGCCCCTTCCGATTCTTCCAACCACGTCTTCACACCCGGATCCCGGCCCACCCGATCCAACGGGACCTCCATTCCGAGGAACATCATCCGCTCCAAGAGGGCAGTATCCCGCGTGTCCGGGACGTGGTTGGTGTGCACCCAGAGTTTGAACTGCCCGCGATATTCGATCGACCCTTGATACAATGCCCGGGCGACGATGGTGTCGCCACCCGTCGCCGCCTTGATCACACCCTCGTCCAACCTCGTCCCGACCTTCATCTCATTCACTGTCACCAACCGCGCACCCCGCGCCCGGTACAGCGCCTCCTGCACATTCACGCGCGAGTTTGCCACAATTGTCTCAGCCGTCCACCCCACCGCATATTCACCGAGCGCCCGGGCGAACGGCTCTGTCACCGTGCTCTTCCCAGTATTCGCGGGGCCGTGCATCGCGAGGATCGCTTTCTCACCGTCCAGGCCGGTCAGGCAGTACCCCATCCAACGTCGCAACCATTCGCGATCCGCTTCATCCGGGATCCGCTCCTCAACTACCCGCTCCCAGACCTCATCCCGGGCCCCCCAAACGAACGGCACCCGGGTCATCTTTGTCACCAGATCGCCGGGCCGCGAAGGTCGCAATGCACCCGATCGAAGGTCCACCAGACCGCCCGGCGTGTTCAACACCATCACATCCGCGTCAAGCTCTCGGGCTTTCACAACGAAGGCGTCCCGGGCGTAGTTGAGGCAGGCGTCACGCCCCTGTACGGTGCCAAGCCGGTTCGCACGGCGGATCAGGATTGTGTATCCGTCCGGGCCGGCATCGGCAGCCTGTCGCACAAGCTCGTGCCCCAACTCGACGATCACGCGGTGCCGAACCAATCCCTCATCTACGACCCAACGCTGCCCGTCCCAGGCCAGCCACCCCATCCCGGCGTTCCACAACAAGCGTCCCGCCGCAAACCCTTTCAACTCGAGGGCGTTCTCATGATCCGGGCCAATCGCTTCCGGAGGCTCACCGAGTATCGCCGGGCCGGCAGGCGGAGGTAACGGCAGAGGTACCGCCGGTCCCTGCTCTGCAACCTCAATCAGAGCATCGGCTACCCCCGGACTCTCCGCCCAAGCCGACAGCTCACTCCCGACTTCTGACGGACGGTACTTTGCCCAAGCACCGGCCACCATCGCGAGCACATCGACCTCAGACCACGGGCCCTTGTCCGGGTCCGTCCGGAGCAGCATCATCGCGTCAATCGCCGCTCGGTCCGCAACCTGCCGGGCGTACCCGCGCCGACGAAGCGACGCCGTGAACGCGAGCAGAGCCGACCGTTGCCCGCCAGAGCCTGTCGCACCAACACGTACGACCTCCGAGGCAAGCCACTCGTCGGGCCCCGCATTGCCATCTTCACCGGACCAATCCGCGCCATCCTCGGGGGCATTGGGATTGGCAGCGAACGCCATCGACACCAACCACGCAGGTGCGGGTCGAAGCGCCGTACCTCCCGTTATCAGGTCATACCGGCCGGCATCACTCCAACTCCCGGGCGCTGCAACCCAACCACCCTCTGCGATCACGTCCAGGCCGGCACCGTACGCCATCCTGTGCTTCCTCAACCCAGCGCACTCCGGCGTCCACTCGAAGTAGTAGTGCCAGCCACCACCGGGGGTCGTCACCATGAACGTATCCGGCGGGAGCTCGCCGTACTCGCTGATCATCCGTGCGAGTGTGACGTCGCCGCCGTTGCGCGGATCGATGTCCAACACCCACAACCGAGATTCCGCCCCACACACGATGCCTGGCGAGTGCCCGAAGTTGATGCCCCACCACGCTCGGACATCATCTTCCGTCTTGAATGCCGCGCCGGCCTGCCACCCCCTGATCTGCGGGACCTTCCGGCCCTCCAACAGCATCCAGGGCAGCACCTGCCACCCCAACCGAACCGACGCCACGGCAGCCTGCCCGTTCCGGTTCCTTCGGTGTTCGATGTCTCCGACGCTTACCGTTGCCATTCGCCCTCCTTATCTCATCCATCCCAGAGCGACCGGAGGGAGCGGATAAGGAGCGACACTCCCTCCGGTCCTCTGTGCCGACCTCGCCGTCGCGAGATGCCACACCGTACCACCCCGGCCGCCGGCCCGTCCAGGCCCGGCGCCAACTTCCCGCAACTAGACCACACAAATGTTTGGACAAGTGCCATCAAATATGTTACAATGTTCTCATGACTAAGATACCGGCAACCAGCGAACAGGCACTCACCGCCCTCCGAGCAGCCGAATTCACCGAAGGTGAGATACACGAACTCATCGGCCGCCTGTCGATCCTCGCACCTGATACACTCATCGAAGCAATTCGCCGCACCAGGACAGATCGCCCGTGGCGCCCATGACTCGCTATCGCATCCGGTTCACCTGTCACGGCAGCCCCACCGGCAAGGACATCGTCCGCGAGGACATCCTCCCGGCCGACCCCGACTCCGGCCTCTCCGCTCACATGTTCTTCCTCTCCGGCGCAGAGCCCGGCGCCGTCATCACCGTCGTCCAGGGCACGTACGTCCGGACCTGGACCCTCCTGGAGATCATGTCATGATCCCCTGTCGCACCTGCGGGGTCTTCAGTCCGGACTGCCAGCACCCTGAGTGCCCGGTTCGCCGAGAGCATCCGATCCCTGACTCAGCACCCGTCATCCACTTCACCCCCGAGTCCGCCGGCTTCCAACCCCAGGACGACGCGCCCCCGTCCACCATCCGTACCGTCCGCCGCGACGGCCGTTGGATCAGGCTCGAGCCGTGAACGATTTCCCCGACTTCGTCGCCCACTACGGCTTCAAGCGCATCTACAAACAGGGCAGCATCGCTGTCCGTTGCATCCCTTGCGACGCCGAGTTCCCCAGGCCCGAAGGCTCGGTCATGCGCAGTCACGCCCGCAAGTGCCCGGTCGCTCCTCGTGAGTACCGCATCCCGGGGGTGTGCGACTCATGATCGGTGATGGACCTTTCTACAGCCGCAACACCAGGATGTGGTGTTTCTACATCGACGGGGAACCGATGACCACGGCTGGCGAGGTGCGCTATTGGCTCACTGCTGAGGATGCTCGCGACGTCGCTGAAACTGAAATCTACGGACCGCGAAGAAAGGCGAAGCAGTGATCGTCAACCGCGTCGTCCAGACCCACAAGGCAGCCCAGGCCGGCGCCCACCTCAGCGCTCGCGTCTCCCCGGACCGCGGCATCCGCGACACCCTCCGCAACCAGATCATCCGTAGCAACGACGCTGCACAGACCGTCGTCAACTCGACGCGCACAAGTCGCTTTCCAGACGTCTACTGTTGGTGCCAGCTCACTATCGTCCGCGGCACCTGGGACCGGATCGCCGCCGGCCTCACCGAGTCCTGCGGCGCCCCCGGCTGCGAGGAACCGACGTGACGTATCGTCCCGGTACACACAACGGTCCATCGCACTGCGCGCACGGCCGCACGATGGCGCAGGACAACTGCCCCGAGTGCTGGGAGTGGCGCGGCTGGAAAGATCCGAAAGATCTTCCACAAATGACTGGACAACCGCATCCGAACATGGTACAATGATCTCAGACGGTCGGATTCCCCGCCCGCACAGAGACAAAGGACAGATCACATGACACAGACCACAGAACGTCGCCGGTTCTCCGGCACACTGAACTTCCCGGAGCCGGTCAAGCGCGGCGAGACCGCACTCCGCCGGGCCGGCATCGACTGGGAGGTCACCACGACCGACCTCAGCGAACTCACCGGCAAATCCGGCGGGGAGCGCTGGCAGGCCGCAGTCCGGACCGACACCGACACGATGATCGGGGTCAACGGCCGCCGGCACAGCCTCATCCAGAACACCGCACTCGCTGAGCTCGGCGACACCATCGTCCAGATGAACGACGGCTTTGCCTACGCAGGCGGCGGCTCGATGTACGACGGATCGAAGACCTTCCTGGTCCTCAGCTCGGACAAGGTCCTCCACTTCGGTGACAACGACGACACCGGCTTCCAATCCGTCCTCCTCGTCAACGACTTCGACGGCAACTGCCCGCTGCAGGCCATCGGCTTCGTCGGCCGGATGCACTGCACCAACCAGATGAACGGCCTCCTCCGTCGCAAGACGGGACACCGGCTCGTCAGCGTCAGTCACACACAGTCGCACACCTGGAAGATCGAAGCAGCCAAGGACACCCTCCGCGCACTCGCTCACGAGATGGATGACCTCGAGGTGGAGATCCAGCGCCTGCTCGAGTTCGAACTCAACCGGGGCGACGCCGCCCTCCTCGCCGCCGGCCCGGCACCCAAGGCGACCGGCGACAACGAGCGGGCGATCACCGCTCACGAGAACCGGATGACGGCCTTCCTCACCGAGTACACCCGGCCGTACAACCAACACCTCGATGGCACAGCGCTCGGCGCGGTGATGGCAGCCCAGGGCATCGACGAGCACATCAGCCGGACCGCAGACCGCGAAACGGCTCGCCTCAACCGAATCATCGGCGCCAACTTCCCGACGATGCGGCGAGTCCTCGCCGCCGTCTCATGATGCCCAGCGCGGTACCTCCTCCGGACTCCGGTCCGGGGGAGGAGATCTTCCGGCCGTACAGTGTCGGCCTCTGTTACGCCTCGGTGTGCACCAACCTCGACGACGTCACTGCAACATGGCGACTCAACCGTGATCATCCGACAGGCGTCGGCCCGTGGAAGATCGCCGATGAGCCTTTCGTCAGCGGTCATCCGAATCCGACGCCGTGCCCTACGTCGCCCGGTCGACACATCCTGTTCTCATGCTGACCGTCCTGAGCGACGTCAAGCCCTGGGAGGCCTTTGGCACCTCAGACACCAGCCCGATGGTGCGGGTATGTCTCAACATCCCCAGGGATTGGGAGCCTCCACCGGACGCTGAGGTGCACCAGGGAGTCAGTCTGATCACGATCCACGTCCACGGTGACGACCCATCACTCGCCTTCATCCATGTACGGGGCCTCCGGGAGGACGCCGTCCGCACTAAGTGGTTGAACGTTCAGAAAGTCTGGAGCGACCCGAAGGTCCGCGATCTGATGTGGCACCCTCGCCCTCGTCGGTAAGGACGCCAGAAGAGTACCGTTCGCGGTACTCTTCTGCCACACCTGACAGTCCCGCACAAATTTCTCGAATTTCTGCTGGACACCCGCACTCATTCATAGTACAATGATCTTATGACCAACGACCAAACACCAGACCTCAACCTCATCATCAAGATCGAGAAGTTGCTCGCCCAGAGTGAGGACCCGACTTGCAGCCCGGCAGAGCGTGAGGCCTTCCAGGCCAAAGCGTTCGAACTCATCGAGCGTCACCGCATCGATCGGGCACTCATCGGCGGACACCTCGCCGCAGACGACATCATCGTCACGGACACCGTCGGCGACTTCAACGGCATCTACGGACGGGTACGCATCGAGATCGTTGACGCCGTCGCCCGTGCCTTCGACACCAAGCTCTTCTGGACCGGCTACCAGAACACCCGCCGCCTGAAGGCGTACGGATTCCGGTCCGATGTCGACCAGGTGATCGCCCTCTCCAATCGGCTCCTCTCCGACGCCGACCTCCGGGTCCAATTCGTTGAGCCTCCCGAATACGTCGACATGTACAACTCGTCCGGCGGCCGCTACCGCAGCCGAGTCGGTGCCGTCCAAGCAGCGACCATCCGCGAGCGTCGCGGATTCTACTCCGGGTATGCCGATGAGATCGCACGTCGACTTCGTGCAGCGCAGCAAGCGGCCAAGACCTCCGCTACCGAAGCGGGTGTTGATGTCACCTCTGCCGCGCTCGTCCTCGTCGACCGCAAGCGCCAGGTCAACGACCAGTTCCGCTCTCAGGTCTCCACAAGGGCCGCCAACGGCATCGATGGGGGCGGCAGTGGCGGATACAGTCGCGGGCAGGATGCCGGCCGTAACGCCGACCTCTCACACAGCAACCAGGTCGGCTCCCGGAAGGCGCTTGGACGATGAGTTGGGAGCGCACCGAGCGCGAACTCGCCATCGACCCAGCACTCACCCCTGAGGTCAGGGTCGCCAATGCGATGCAGCCGTACTTCCACAACTTCACAGCGTCACTCATGTTCGCTGACTGGCTCGTCCTCAACTGGGACTCAGTAAAGCAGAGTGTGGAATTGTGAGCACAATCGAGGATGAGGCCGTCTACGACGCCCAACGCCTCGCCTTCGCAGGCACACCGCTCGCGGACAAATTCGATCGCCGCTCACTGATCGCCGAGACCCGAGAGATCGCCAACAATCCGTGGATCGTCCCATTCGTCGGGCAGGTGACAGTCGAAGAGGCATCTGTTCGACTCACCCAGTGGGCCGCTTACGCCAACGGACAGACGATCCGGTTCGCACCGAACATCGTCAGTCGGTACACCGCTGTTCACGAACTCGCCCACGTCGTCGCCAAGCGTGCCCACGTCGGCGGCACCAGTCATGGTCCCGGCTTCCGCGCGATCTACGCCGAACTCGCAGCTGTCGTCTACGGCTTCCAGTACGGCCGCCTCCTTCGCGAGGCCTTCCACGAACAGGGGCTCGAGGTTGGCCCCGCCCTCCTTCCGCTACCTGCCAGCCCGATCATCGACATCGACCGCCTCGCGGATGCTGGCAGTGAGGTACGGTGGTTGTAGTGGACGACGTCCTTCGCGATGACACCGGTCGCGTCATCTGGATGCGCCGCTCGAATTGCGCCCGGCGGACCGAGTTCCCGGGCCCCGGCAGCGGACGACCCCGCGCCGAGAAGAACACCGGCATGACCCCGGCGCACTCTGTCTCGCGGACCGGCGATTGGCCAGCCCACGCGCACAACAACCCGGACTACAGCACTCCAGGAGGAAGATCACGATGACGTTCATACCAGGCGCCGGAGACGGTAGCGCAGGCGGTCGTTGGTACAGCGGTGGAAGTGGAGGCGGAGGCGGAGGCGCGAGCTGGAGTGGAGCCGACTGGACTCAGCAACTGTTCAACGATGGATTACTCACCGAAATCAAACAACCAACCAAAGACAAGGACAACGACATGAAGTACACCAACGAAGAAGCGAAGAAACTCGCCAATGAGATCCTCGCAGAGCGTCGCACCGAGGGCTTGCGGGAGCGGGTCGAGGCAGCAGTCACGCACCTGACCGAACTGTTTGCTGGCGCCGGCGATGGCAGTGTCTTCAGCTTCGCTCGGGAGTTCGATGAGAAGACGTGGCACTACGCCGCGATCAAGTCCGGCGGCAAGTGGTTCAGCACGGGCAACGTCACAGCTCTCCAGGCCGCGACCGACGACGAGTTGATCACCTGGCTGATCGGCCTCGAGATCTACGCCGAGAGCGACATGCTCGCCGTCGCGAAGACGACCCAGCCGGCCCTCATCGAGGGCACCGCCACCGACGACTGAAGAAACACTGGACATCCTCACGAGAACATGGTACAATGTCATTATGACCAAGACACAGACACCCATCTACGAAGTGCAAGTGCAGGAATTCATATCCCAGCACGCAAGCAGGCACTGTGAATTCACACTCACCGAGTGCCAAGCCGCGATCGCCTACACCGTCACGCCGATCATAGGTACTCCGCAAGCCATTGAGTACACGACCTTCGTCTGCCGGGAGCACCTCGGCGAGGTCATTGCCCTCCGCCTGGCCGGGACATACGATGTGCGCCCAGATCGACACGACGGGTGTCACCACTCCCGCGAGCACGACCTCGACTGCGACGACGAGCGGGCCCGATGATCGGCCTCTTCGTCGCCGTTGCCATGGTCATTGCGGCGTACATCGACGTCAGGCGCCTCCGTTACCAACGCATCACACGTCAGTGGATGGCAATGGACCTCCAACGCACTCGTGTCGCCGCGAAACAGCACTCCAGGAGATCGCGGTGATCTGCACCCCCGCCGAACGTGACCTGATCGTCGCAGGCGCAACGCAACTCGTCGCGCCGGGTGATCTGTTCCCGGCCACCGGCTGCGACACCTGCGCCGAAGACCACACGACCGACTACCACTACAGTCACGACCACGCCCAATACCACGGCGGGCGGAACGGGGCCGTCGCCCCTCAGCGTTGGGTGGACGCAACCGGGCCGTGCCCGCACCCTTACATCAACGAGGCGACCGGCAAATGCGTGTGGGACGGCAAGGACTGCATCGACGGCCGCAAGCGTGAAGCGCTAACTGTGGCGGTCGGCTACGCGCCATCAAACCTCGGTGACCCTCCTGACGCAGAACGCGAGTTGTGTGTGGTCACGTTCGCTTACGCCACCGTGGAAGTCCTGCCGGTCGTTCAGTTCACTGGCAAGCAGGAGACGCCATCCGGCCGGTATGTGCTCTTGGGGTCGCAGCCAGACGATCCAACAGTCCTCATCCCGAACGAAGTCGTCATCCCACTCAACCCGCTGCCGGTTCCGGGCCGTGATTGGGTCGTGCTACTCAACAACGTGGAGCTGACATGAAACGTTATGACGCAGGAATTGTGGCAGTGTTGTGCCTGATCATGGCGATCTTACTCGGCTTGGCCATGGGTAGTTGCATCGACATGCGTGATCCTGCAGGCCCGGAGTCTGCCCCCATTGCCACCTTACCGCCCCCTCCGTCCACCGTATGGCAAACCACTAATCTGCCACCCCCGATCACACAGGCTGCAACGACGACAGCGACAGCTGCCCGAGCTGAGGTGCAGATCCCCGTCTCCGAGCCGCCGCCAGCTCCGCCAATGTCACCGATGGACCGGGTGAACGCCATCGAATACTTCTGGGGGTATCCGATCCCCGGCATGGAGGCGTACCGGATTGTCGCCGCCTCGCGTGGCTGGTCCGACGACGACATTGCCCGCTGGGACGACTTCTTCTTCCAGGTCATGTCGCGTGAGTCAGCGTTCTGTTGGAACGCTCGAGCCTGGTCGCACGGAACGTGGATGGGGATGTCATGCACCCACGGCTTCGACCCGAACACCGGCCGCTACGCCCATCAAGGCAACCGCGACGACGTCGGGTTCGGTCAGATCACCAACATCCTCCGTACTCCCGCGGGCGGACTGTGCCGCGACGAAGGCATCTGCTCGATCCAGCAGACCATCGCAACACCGTGGTCGTCGATGACAGCGTTCGTGAAGGTCGTCGAAGACGGTGGCAAGCAAGCCTGGTGCTACCAGGGCAGTACTCACCGTCCGAGAGGCTATTGTCAGACGCAATATCCCGATGTTCCATGATCAAACAACATGAAAGGCATCACATGAAACACAAGGCAGCGGGCGGAGTACTCCTCGGGGTGCTTGCCTCATTTACCGCATTTGACGCCGTCTCGGCGCATACGTTCAATCACACGCCGACCTGCGCCGGCCTGTCATGGAGCGCCACCCTCTACAATGCCCAGGAAACCAACACGATCGTCGTCACCATCGACGGCGCGGTGGTGTACTCCGACGCCAACTTCGGCACCACCGACACCGGCTCGAGGAGCTGGAGCCAGACCGTCGACCACAGTTACTCGATCGTCGTCAACGCTCCCGGCACCGCATACGACCACAACAAGTCAGGAGTGCAGAAGGCATGTCAACCGGAACAGACAACGACAACGACGACGGCGCCTACGACTACCACGACCATCCCGGCGACCACGACCACATCACCACCCACGACCACCACGCCGCCCACCACCACGACCGTAACGGATCAGTCATCTACCACCACAACGAGTCCACCGACGACATTGAGCGTCGAGTCATCCACGACGACTCCGAATCCGACTGATCCGCCAACACCTCCGCGACTCCCGCCAACCGGCGCATCAACATCGATCCTTCTGGCGGCACTGATCGCTATCACCCTCGGTACTGCAGCGGTCAGCGTCGCCCGTCGCAGGTAACGGCACACCCGGACCTGCCAGTGTGCCCCCACTGGCAGGTCCCGGGCTGGACAACTCACGAGAAATATGGTACAATGTTCTTATGACAACGACACAGACAGAATCCTTCAAGTTCCACCGACTCGGCACCGCGTACAACGGCAGCCCCCTCTGGGATGTGTTCTCACCAGCCGGTGAGTTCATCGGATCCACAGCCAAGAGCAATGGCAAACGCGGCGCGACATGGATCGTTCGCTTCCAACAGCATCCGTCACTGACTTGGATGTCCTGCGGCGGATTCCGCAGCCGTGAGGCCGCCGCTCAATTCCTCGCAAGGCAGGAATCATGAGGAAGTTCATCCGCGACGTCGTCCTTCGCTCTGCTGAGATCATCAAAGAGCGCGAGCGGAAGGCGCAGGCACCAGATGGTCCATTCGACCTCGGTCAGCCCAGCGCTTGCATGTTCTGCGAGGACCGCCCCCAGATCATCATCGTCCAGAACGGTCGGCAAGCTTTCCTTTGCCCTGAACACCTCGCCCCCTTCGTCATTGACTGGACGACCGCTCACGAGTTGACACTGGTCCGGCTATGAACGTCGTTGATCGTCACGGCTGGTTGGTGCTCTCTTCTGCTTCAAGTCGGAAGGAACACGTCGACCTCATACCTCATGACCCGCAGGGGTGCCAGGGCTGTCGCTGGTTTGAGACCCGGCTCAGTCGCAGAGATGATGAGTACCGGGTTGAGATGATCGGCAGGTCGAGGGTGGAAGGCGAAGTGGATCGCATCCGCGTCGAGTACACCACCTCACCTGGGGCCATCATCGACTACCTCGCAATGGGCGAGCCCGGTAGGCGGTACATCCCGAAGGTCAGCCGGAAGGTACTCCATGAGGCCGGCGACATCGATGAGGACATCATTGACGCACTCGACGACTTTGACGCGGTGAATCAGCGATGATCATCCTCCTCGAAGGTCCCGACGGGGCAGGCAAGAGCACCCTTCGCGACGAACTCGTCCGCGTGCACACAGAGGAAGGTCGCGGAGGCAGCGCCGTCTGGAACCGTGGACCCTTCACGGCAGCGCACGGCCCCTGGGAGGAGTACGTGCAGGACCTCCTTCAATTGACCCCAAACCCAGACTGGCTCGTCGTGATGGACCGCTGGCACCTCGGCGAGTTGGTGTACGGGCCGATCTTGAGGGGTGCAAGTCGTCTGAGCCTAGCACAGTGTCGCTGGATTGACTCTCTGCTCCGAGACAGGGGCGCATTGTATGTTCACGTCTATGCACCCAGCCCGACGCTCATGAAGCGTCTCGCGGAGCGCGGCGACGACCTCGTCGACCCGCACCTCCTGCCGAAGATCAACAATGCGTATTGCGGTCTGTTCCAGGAAGTGTTCTGGATGACCCCGGGTCCGAAGATGAAGACCATCAATACGGATCTCAACCGGGTAAGCGCTATCGCGCCAGCCATCCTGGCGTCCGCTCGGATGGAAGCATCTGTCGCAGCGTACCGACCATCGACACCCACCTACGAGGAGATGAACCCATGGCCTACATGACGGACTACGGCGATGACTGGCGCAGCGGGTACATGTCCGTTGTCAGGCGTGTGGAACGATTCTATGACACGCTCACTGCGAGCCGAGCCGGCGACGTACGCGAGATCGATGACTTTGTCTTCACGCTCGCCCCGGGTGCGATCGATCTTCCACTCGGCGTCGGGCGCAAGATCAACACCAACCTCGCCGCAGCTGAGGCCCTTCAACTCTGCGCGGGTGTCGAACTGCCCCGTCTCACTGAGGCCGTCGCAGCACAGGTCGCCGGCTACGTCCGAGAGGATGACGGTACCGTCCACGGGAATTACGGCGGGCGAGTCAGCCTTCAGATCGCGGACGTCGTCAACAAATTGGACGCCGACCCAACGAGTCGGCAGGCAGTGATTCAGATTTGGAACAAGAATCTGGATAGTGAGTACCGTCAACCGATGCCCAAGGACATCCCGTGCACGATCGCGCTTACATTCCGCGTCCGGGATGAGTTGCTCCTCCTCAGCGTCGTCATGCGATCGAGCGACGTCTGGCTCGGTATGCCATTCGACGTGTTCCAATTCCGTCAGCTCCAGCGAACCGTCGCTCACCTCCTCGGCTACGACATCGGCGAATACTGTCACCATTCAATCTCGATGCACCTCTACGAGAAGGACCTCGAGCGGGCCAGGTCACTCACCTTCGACGACGAGTGGAAACTCGCCGACCCGTTGCCCGAAGGGATCTTCGCGACTACCGCGCTTGCCCTCCCGTCGACTGCATTCAGCATCCTCAACGGCGTGAATCTCAAGTCGCGATCACATCAGTGGTACCACACTCGATTGGGGGCGGCGTGGAAGCAGGTCGAGGCGATCTCATGACCCGCCCAACCTGGGATGAGGTCTGGCTCCAGGCCGCGGCCGTTGTCGCCGAGCGCAGCCTCTGCTCGCGGGCGCATGTCGGCGCTGTCATCACGGACTCACGCAATCGCATCATCAGTACGGGGTACAACAATCCGCCGGCCGGCTTCAATCACGGCAGTATGCCGTGCATCAATTGGTGCCCTCGAGCGAACAAGACGGACGACTTCCATCCTGAGTACGATGACTGCTACGCCCTTCACGCTGAAGCGAATGCGCTCATAGCAGCCGACCGCTCGACGTGGCAGGGCGGCACCATCTATGTCCTCGGCGACTGTTGTTTCAACTGTGCGAAACTGATTGCGAACAGCGGACTTGCGCGAGTCGTCGTGAAGGTCGACCAGACCAGCGATCACCGGCAACCGGCGAAGACATATCGATTCCTGCGCGGACTCAACATCGAAGTTGAGGTTGTATGAGTTCACTCGCCAACGTCCAACTCCATCTCGTGGATGACCTCGCGACAGCGAATGAGATGATGCGTTGGTTGGGCGAGCGGCGCGATGGTGGAATTGCCGTCGACACTGAGACTGAGGGGTTGCGCATTGAGCACGACAAAGTCCGACTCGTGCAGATCGGTGATGAAGTGCACGGATGGGCGATCCCGTGGCAACGGTGGGGCGGTGTATTCCTGGAAGCGATGGACCGGTATGAGGGTCGCCTGATCTTCCACAACCTGAAGTTCGATGTCGGGATGATCCGTGCAACCTGCGACTACCAAATGCCACAGGACCGCTGTGACGACACGATGCTGATGGCGCACGCCATCGAACCAAACATGTCCGGCGGCTTGAAACAACTCGCCGGTCGGTATGTCGATCCCATGGCGCTCGCTCTTCAGGATCAGTGGAAGAGCAGTACGGGTTGGACGTGGGCGACAGTCCCAGTTGATTACGAGCCGTATTGGACGTACGCAGCGATGGACACCGTCCTCACTACTCGACTCGCCGCTGTGCTTGCGCCGAAGGTTCGTGAGATGGGCGCTCAGCGAGCATACGAACTCGAATTGGCCGCAACCTGGGTCGTTGAGAAGATGGAGCGGAACGGCATCATGGTCGACCGGCCATTCGCCAGTGAGGCGCTCGTATCGTTCCGGTCATACGCCAAGTCTGTCAGTGATTGGTGCGCTGAACACTACGGCGTCCGGCCGAGTCAGAATGCATCGGTCGCGCAACGACTGATCGCCGACGGTATCCCGCTTGACAAGACAACCGGCACTGGTGCGGTCCAACTCGACAAGTTCGTGCTCGGTCCGATCGCACACCTACATCCACTCGCAAATGCGGTTCTTGAACACCGTCGGTACTCCAAGCTTGCGTCGACGTACCTCCGACACTTTGTTGAAGAGACGTCAGATGAAGATCCGCGACTCCATCCAAGCATCAAGTCGTGTGGCGCTGTGACGACGCGCATGACGATGAGTGCGCCCAACCTCCAGAATCTGCCACGCTCGTCCGAGGACAATCCGGCTGCAATCACGGTTCGTAAGGCGCTGATCGCGTCACCTGATCACACGCTGTTGATGGTCGACTACGACCAGGTCGAGTTGAGGTTCCTCGCTCACGTATCGCAGGACCCCGGGCTGATCGCGGCATTCACCGACCCAGACGTCGATGTGTTCACGGCCATCATGCGTGAGTTGTGGGCCGAGCCGACGCTCCAGCGGAAGGACGAGCGCAGGCAGCATACAAAGAATGCCATGTACGCGATCGGGTATGGTGCCGGTGCCGCCAAGTTCGCGAAGACGGCCGGACTCCCACTCGAATACGGTCAAACGATGTACGCCATGATTGCAGACCGGTACCCGATGATGAAGGGCCTCAACCGTGAGATTGAAACTCGGGCTATGCAACGCAAGTCAGCCGAAGGCATCGCCTACGCCCGCTCACCGCTCACTGGGCAGATACACCCAATGGACCACGACCGGGTGTACACGCTCGTCAACAAACTGGTGCAAGGTGCCGCAGCCGAATTGCTGAAGATGAAGTTGGTTGAACTCGACCACGCCGGCTTCGGTCCGTACCTCGTCCTGCCAGTGCATGACGAGATCATCTTCGACATGCCGACGGACCAACTGCCTGAACTCACTCACACTGCTTGTGACATCATGGCCGACGACCGTCTCATCAATGTCCCCATCACTGTCGCGCCATCGATCGGTCAGTCGTGGGGATCCAAGGAGGATTATGTCCCGTGATGAACCGCCGTCACATGGCACTCGTTCGAGGTACAACTGGCGATTTGGACCGTGCAATTGCGATGCGTGCACAGCCGCGAACACGGCAGATAAGCGAACTCGTCGCACTGCCATACGCGCCGGTACTTATGCACCGCGTCCGTATCGACAGCCCAAGCGTCGCATCAAACTCCCGGAGAAGTACATCCTTCTTCCGCCGCACGGTACTTATGAGCGGTATCAGTCTCGTCTTTCTCCTTGTCATGATGCATGTTGTCGCGAAGCGAATGCGGCGCACGTGAGAGAGTGGAGAATGGAATGACCCTCATCCTCGCTGTTGATCCTGGCAATATGACCGGTTGGGCGTGCATACAGACGACAGATCACTGGTACCCCCAGCATGTCATCGCGGGACAGAATGAGTCTGATGAATTCCTCGACTGGATCGCAGATGGGTGGAACCTCGACCAGGATCATCTCATGCTCGTTGAGACCTTCACCGTCACTGCCCAGACCGCTCGTCTCAGTCAGCAACCAGTACCGATGGAAGTCATCGGCGTCCTGAAGTTCCTCGCTCGCCGCTCCAGCGCTCAACTCCAGATGCAGACTCCAGCAGCTGCCAAACGATTCTGTTCCGACGCCCAACTGCGGAAGATCGGCCTCTGGCAACCCGGCAAGGACCACGCTCGCGACGCCATCCGGCACCTCATCTTGGGAATAGTTACCCACGGGACTGGACAAGCACGCGAAGAGTTGATACAATCTCTAATATGACGACGACACAGACAGGACGCTGATGCCTCACGTCCACGTCAGACACGACACCCCCGCCAAGCGATTGGACGTGTCGTGCGATTGGTCTGACAAAGAACTGATCAAGACGGTGCCTGGCGCCCGCTGGGATGCGAACCGGACGGTCTGGCACGTACCGATGACTTGGGCTGCTGCCGTGCAGCTCAGAGGTACGTTCGGTCACCGCCTCACGATGGATGACGTCGTAAGGGATTGGGCGCGCGTTCGCAGAGAAGAGGTCGAGACGGCGCGCAAGTGGCACGACGTCATCGATCCTGGCGTGGAGGTCGAAGGCCTCTACCCTTGGCAGGTCGCTGACTACTACTGGGCGAACGCCGCCGGCAGCGGGATGTTGCTCGGTAACGATCAGGGAACTGGCAAGACGATGGCCGTCGAGGTCGCTCTCCGCAGTATGGAAGGCGCCCTGCCCGCCCTCGTCATCTGCCCGAATAGCGTCAAGCGAGTCTGGGAAGCTGAAGCGGCTCGAGCGATGCCGGATGTCAACGTGTACGTCATCGGCGGGGGCGCTACTGCTCGACAGAAGACGATCGCTGCCGGACTCGCCGATTCGCGTGGCGTACTCGTCATCAACTACGAATCACTGCGATCTCACTCTAGGCTTGCGCCTTACGGCAGCATTCGGTTGAAGCGGTGCCAGGCTTGCGGCGGTGAAGACCCGAAGGTACGCCCCGCTCAGTGTCATAGTCACCACAAGGAACTGAACGGTACGGGCGTCATCAAATCGGTCGCGATCGATGAAGCGCACCGTTTGAAGGATCCGAAGAGTCAGCAGACACGAGCCGTGTGGGCAGTCTGTCACGATCCCTCTGTGACACGTCGGATCGCCATGACCGGCACACCGATCGCGAATCACATCGGCGATCTCTGGTCGATCATGCACGCCGTCGCGCCAGACGAATACCCGACACGTTCAGCCTTCCTCGACCGCTACGCACAGATGAGTTGGAACGCCTTCGGTGGACTCGATGTCGTCGGCCTTCGACAGGACCACGCTGCCGAGTTCTATTCCTTCTTCGACGCCCGGTACCGTCGCATCACCAAGGCGCAGGCTGCACCCTGGCTGCCAGATAAGTACCGCAGCGTCAGGTACGTGTCACTGCCGACAAAGATGCTGAAGGCGTACCGGGAACTCGACGAGCAACTCATCACGCGGCTCGATGACGGAACGATCGTCTTCGCATCCAACAACCTCACGCAATCAACACGTCTCCTCCAGATGTCGTCTGCTTATGGGACAGTTGAGGCCGATGGACGGTACATCCTCACCGAGCCGAGTCCGAAATTGGACGTGATGGAGGAAATCCTTGCCGAGCGTGAGGGCCGTCCACTCGTTGTCGCGGCACTCAGTCGTCAACTCATCGATCTCGCCGCAAAGCGACTCGAGAAGAGTGGCGTATCGTTTGGCCTGATCACGGGCGCCATCCACGAGAGTGACCGGAGACGGAACCTCGATGCCTTCCAAGCAGGCCGGCTCGCGGCGTTGCTGGTGACCATCGGAGCGGGCGGTGAAGGCCTCACGATGACAGCGGCTGACACCATTCTCTTTCTCCAACGGTCCTGGAGTCTCATCCAGAACTTGCAGATGGAGGACAGGGTGCACCGCATCGGCAGTGAGATTCATGATGCCATCCACGTCATCGACGTCATCACGGAAGGCACGATTGAGGAGGACCAAATCTTGAGAATACATGACAAGTTGACACGCCTGGAAGAGGTCCGCCGTGACGGGCTTGACTTCGCTGTCGCCGGGTCCGACGATCTACGAGTAACAGAGAAGAGTACATCATGAATCACTCCACCACCATCCAATGGACGCTCCGCCTCGCGGACGCCGCGCTCATTCATGACACCTTGCGCGACGCCGCCCGCCAGGCCGAGCAGAGCGCCGACTACTTGGAAGGCCCTCGCTACGCCGAACAAGAGCAGGCCAAACAAATGGCGAAGCCAAAAGAGGAACGGGGCGCACCGTGGACCCTGTCCACGCATGATCTCGAACGCATCGGTGAGAGCAGAGCCAAGGCCGCCAGACTCTATGACCTTGCCGAGGCGTGATGGCGAAGGCAGAGATCACCGTCACGGTGAAGGACTTCGACAAGGTCAAGGAGCTGTTCGAAGCGGCCTCGGCCGTGCTTCCGTACGTACCTCGAGGGCGACGACAGTCACGTCTCGCTCGCGCACTCACGGCCTTCTCGGAGGAGTCATGATCGTCGCATTCGACTTCGACGGCACTGTCTGCGACAGCATGGGCGGATTGGAAGACCTCGCCGTGAGTGTCATCCGACGTCACTGGGACATCGCTGACGAAGATGTGATCCGGGAACGGTACCGTGAGACGGCGGGCGACCCATTCGACGTACAGTTGCCGCGAATCATGAGTTCCAACGGCCGTGAGGTGAGTATTGCTGCCGCGGAATACGCCATCGAGAAGATCAACGTAACAATGCAATCAGCACCGAAGTGGAACGTGATCGACGTCATGAGTGACTTGGTCGTTACCGGTGCAGGGGTTCACGTTATCTCATCCACGACGGCGCCACTGATTCGTATGTGGCTGCGGAAGCACTTCGACAAACTTGAGTATCGCATTCACTGTCACGGCATCGACATGGGAACGAAAGTCGAGAACCTCACGAGGTGCCAGCCGGACTACTTTGTCGGTGACAGCGTTAGTGATTGCATTCGCGCCGCGCAAGTTGGAGTCAAATTCTTCCACGTTGACTCAATCGAGGACCTCCTCGCCGAGGTACTGAAGTGAGTGCAGAGGCATACCGCGAACTCTTCGTCGACTTCTGCCGAGCCGAACTCGCGAGCGGCGGTCCCGATCCGCAGGTGACACTCGTCGGCCGTGCTGTCCGAGAGCGAACGGATCTCGTGCCGGCCGAACAGGCTGTCAGGTGCGGCTTGTTTGTCGTGCCATACACAGTCGGTGCCGGAGCAGTCCTTTGGAATCTCCGCGATTGGGGGCAGGCAGATTGGGCGTCCTTTCTTATCGAGCACAAGGACGGATTCCCGATGCGACGTGAGCGTCGGTCGGTCTGGGGCGACGACCGTCGCAAGTTGATGGAGTCCGTCGTGTCATGGATCGACTTCTGCTATCGCGTCCTCCCTGACGCAGCCGACGGTACGTACGATGAGTTGTACGCGAGCATCGGCAAATACGTGAAGTACTTCGGCAGGTACGCGACGATGAAGGTCATTGAGACGATGCACCAGGCCGGCCTTCACGTCCCGGCGCAGTCGTCGATCGTCGCCAAAGGTGCGAAATACCCTCGGAAGATGCTCGCAATGTTATTCCCTGAGCATGCCGAACGGATGAACTCGAAAGCGAACGACACCGAGACGATCAAGCTCGCAAATGATCTCGCCTACATGGCGTATCAATTCATCGGCGAGCGCGCAACATGGTTCCAACTCGAGACCCTCCTCTGTAACGCTAGGCAGGCGCACGATGGTAAGTACCCGGGCCGGAGTCACGATCGCGAGCTCGCGCACTGGCGGAAGGCCAATGGGTACTTCAGGCGAAAGGGGATGGACCTTCGAGAAGTCATCCCATTCTACGGACTGCGGCAGACGCTGTTCCCGCACGAGTATCTCGGCGAACTTGGCGCTCCGCCCTGGTGGCAGTCGAGAGAACACCTGGAAGTCGCCCAGAAAGAGAAGGTACGCGGTGCCCTGGCAGATCGATGATCAACTGTGGGTGTGCGGCACACCGACTCTTGAGCAGACTGTTGCGCGCAATTGGACAGCAGGCGTCACGGTTTGCACCAAGTTGCCACCCACTGACGTGCGTAACGTACTTACATGGTGGCAGCACATTCCCGTGAGAGATGGGAAACGTCTTCAAGTTGATGACTATGTTCGTGCTCGTGATTACGTCCTGGCAATGCTGCAGAACGGACATCGCGTCGTCATCAACTGTCTTGCCGGCCGTAATCGCTCATGTCTCATCGCCGCTCTCGTCCTGATGGAGCGATATCAAATCGACGGCGCGAGTGCGGCGTACATAGTACGTGCTCGCCGACCGAACGCACTTGTCAACCCGGTCCACCTCGAGTGGCTCACGAGTCTGGAGGCTCGAACATGATTGAACGTCAAGCAATGCGCAGCACCAAGAAGGAACTCACCGATTGGCTCAACGAGGACGTCGTCGAGTTCGTCATCCGACGTCACAAGCACGACGGCCAGTCATATACCGAGATCGCGGCAGAACTGCGCAAGAGCGGATTCTCGGTGACGACGAAGATGCTCGTCAACTGGGTGTATGAGAGCAAGAGGACGAAGTGATCTCCGACGACGATCGCGAATTATGCGGCCCGAGTGTCGACATCTGCGCATGGTGCAGCGATTCCGAGTGTGATGGGATCTCGTGCATCGCATCCCTTGACGTAGAGAATGCTGAGGATCACCCAGCGATCGAGCAACTCCAGGCATGGATCAGACGTGGTCGTTTCTTCGAGCAAGTTGAGCGAGTTCTTGCGGAATCTGAGAATCGTCCAATCCCTTCAAGGTGGGGATCATGATCCTCAACATCCGCGGCTCGTCGTGCAGCGGCAAGTCCACCAACCTCTATCGCCTCCTGCAGGACTATCCCTCAGTTGAGGTGTGGGAGAAGGTCGGCTGGAACAAGGTGAAGCCTCGGCAGGTCGGTCACCTTCTCGCCGGCGGGTTGTTCATCGTCGGTCCGTATGCATCGACAGCAAAGACCGGCGGGATGGACATGTTGATGCCGGGTAAGACCGAACTCGTCACGAGTTGGCTCGAACGAAATTGCGCGATCTATTCGCATACATGCTTCGAGAGCATGATGGCGAGCCTGGCGATCGGTCGCTATCACGAACTTCGCAAGCGCCTCGACGTTACGCTCGGCGTCCAGAACAGCATCACATTCGCCTTCCTTGACACACCGCTCGAGGTCTGTCGTGAGCGCATCCTGTCCAGGAATGACGGGAAGGGACCGACCGGGAAGGGCATCAACGAGGAAGCGACCGTCGATCACCAGTGGAAGCGAGTCCGACAGATCAGGGAACGCTTCGTTGAGAAGGGCGAGCGGTGCGAAACCCTCCCGTACGAGTCGTCGTATGAGGTGATGATTGCCCTCCTCATGTCCGGCGGGTGGGACCCCTTCTCGTCACCACCGCCTCAGCACGCCAAGGTCAAGACTCGGGTCTCACTCGAGCAGGTGTACCGCGAAGTCGCGGCTGGTCAATACCCTGATGCGGACCCAGATCGCATCCAGCGATTCAAGAATGAAGTCGCGAAACACTCTGAGAAATTCCCACAGGTGTAGATATATGACTAAGAGAAAGAACGGGTATCACCGCATCTTCATCGAAGCAAACGGCCCAGGACCATGGCCGTGCTACGGATGTGACGAGTTAGTCACTAAGTTGCTCATACACCACTTGGATAAGGACGCATCGAACAACGACCCAAACAATCTTGTCGCGATGCATAGTCCATGTCACCACAGATTGCATCAACTTGGAAGGAAACACTCAGACGAGTCGCGCCAGAAGATGAGTGAAACGCGATTAGGTAAGAAACTCTCGCCGGAACATAGCCGAAGAATTGGTGAAGGACATCGCGGGAAGATCATTTCGGCTGAACACCGAGCTGCATTACGAGCGTTTCGGCTCGGGAGGCCTATGGTGCAACGTCTGTTCAAGTGCGGTGATTGTGACTTGATAACAATCGGATCAGCTCTTCATCCACACCAGAAAGCGACAGGGCACCAGGGTAAGACTGAGGTTGGCACGACATGAGGTACTTCACCAACTCGGAGATGTCCACCTTCCGCGACTGCCGTCGCAAGTGGTGGCTGGGGACATACCGTCGGCTGCGACCAAAGGCGCGAAAGTTGGTGGGGCCAGCACCAATCGGATCTCGGACGCACCAGGCGCTCGCGCAGTGGTACGTGCCAGAGGGTACACCGCGAATGGACCCGCGTGAGGCGCTTGAGGCGATCATCACGCAGGACAGGGCGGACCTGCTCGCCTCACTCGGCGAGGATGAGGTCGCGAACGGTGAGACCGTGAAGGAGTTCGAGAAGGAGAATGACCTTGTCCGGGCGATGATTGAGGGATACGTCCAGTGGCTCGAGGAGACCGGCATCGATAGCGACTACCGGGTCATTGGCAGTGAAGTCGCAGTTGAGTACAAGTTTGCTGATGGGCTCTCGATCGCAGGTCGGATCGACACGCAACTCGAGCGGATCAGCGATGGCGCACATCTCGGCATGGACCACAAGACGGGCGACTTCGGTAATCTCCGGAAGCAACTACCCATGGACGAGCAGATGTTGTTGTATGAGATTCTCAGGCGACTGACAACCGACGGTCGTAGCGACGGCATGCTGTTCAACATGATCCGGAAGGTGAAACGAACAGCCGCCGCCAAACCACCATTCTACGAGCGCCTCCCGGTGCCATTCAATCAGCACCAAATCAACAGCGCATGGTACCGGGTGATGGCGATCATCAATGACATCCTCGCTGTGACCGCTCGGCTTGACTCAGGGGAGTCTCACCTTACTGCGGCGTACCCGCGCCCGAACAAGGATTGCTCGTGGAAATGTGAATTCTTTGCGGTTTGCACAATGTTCGATGATGGCAGTCGCGCTGAAGACATGATACAATCTCTATACGTCGTCGGCGATCCCCTCGACAGATACCCGGACCTTACAGGAGGGACCGCCGATGAATGACCCGAGGACGCTGAGCATCCTTGTTCACGCCGAGAGCAAGGTTGGAAAGTCCACGCTTGGGGCAACATGTCCCGCGCCGGTCTGCATCCTCGATGCTGAGGGTGGCACCAAATTCTTGCCAGGTAGCCCATACCTCACGCAGAGGCTCGGTCGGCCATTCGTAGTTACGCACTGGGAACCGTCACAGCCACCACCAATTCCCGACGGAACATGGGATGCTGCCGTCGTGACAGTCCGTAGTTGGCAGGATGTCCAATACGCGTGGCAGTGGTTAGCGCAGGGCAATCATTACTTTGCGTCAGTCGTCGTCGATTCGATCACAGAAGTCCAACGTCGTGCCAAGGCAAACTTGAAGGGCACTGAAGCGATGTTGATCCAGGACTGGGGTCAACTCCTCACGGTTATGGACACCGTCATTCGCGGATTCCGCGACCTTACCATCGACCCGTATAACTCGATTCGGGTTGCGATGTTCGTTGCTGAGACTCGACAGATCGACGGCAAGTTTCGCCCGTACATGCAGGGGCAAATCAGCACATCCCTTCCGTACTGGGTCGATGTTTGCGGGTATCTCTATGTCGACCAGATCCCGGATGCCAACGGACAGAACACGCAGACTGTTCGTCGCCTGCTCGTCAATCAGACGGCACTCTACGAAGCTGGCGAACGAGTCCAAGGTCTCGTTGGCCCCGTCGTTGATCACCCTGACATCTACCAGATGCTTGAACTTATTTATCCGCACTACACACAACCACAGGAGACAAACGCATGAGCACAATCGACTTCGGCGCCCTCATGGCCGAGGCAGGCGAGGGATTCCAGCCGGTTCCATCAGGACCGTACAATGTTCAAGTCTCGAAAGCCGAGGCAGTCACATCATCGACGGGCAAGCCCATGATCAAGGTGCAACTCAGGATCATCGGCGGACCGCATGACGGCCGACTCCTCTTCGATCAGTTCGTGATCACGGCCGGCAATCCGAATGCTCTTGCATTCTTCTTCGATCACATGGCCGCATTCGGACTCGACCGTCCGTGGTTCGCCCAGAACCCGCCGATGGAGACGGTCGCCGCGACACTCATGAACCGGCAAGTCGCCGTCAGCGTGGGTATCAAGCAGTTCAAGGGCAGTGACCGCAACGAAGTCCAGGCATACAGTGCTATCGCTAGCGGGCAGATCGGCGGCGTCGCACCGACCGGATACGGTCCTGGCGCCGGTGTTCCGCAAGCCGCTCCAATTCCGCAAGTCGCGGCCCCCGTACCGGTCCCTCAGGCTCCCGTCGCGGCCCCTGTTGCACCTGCCCCCATCGCGCCGCAGGTCGTACCTCCGCCGGCCGCGATCGCGCCGCAGGCTCCCGTTGCTCCTCCGGCGCCAGTCGCCCAGGTCCCGCCGCCGGCACCTGTCGCACCTCCTGCGCCTGTCGCTCCCGTCCAGGAAGTGCCGCAGGCTCCAGTCTCACAGGCTCCCGTTGCTCCGGCACCGGTCCCGGCCGCTCCGTACTCGGCCAACGACGAAGAGCCGTTCTGATGGCGGCCCCACTCTCGATTGAGGTTCCGATCAGGATCAAGTCACTCGACGTACCGATCAACCTGCAACTCAATGTCACCGCGAATCTCGCGGTCGAGATGGAGGCAGATCGGTCCAACTTCGAGGACGTGGGTGACTTCCACCGTAAGTTCGACCTTCACACGAGTGACGACTGTGTCGGTCCCACCAACATCACAGACGAACTCATCGAGTTCAGAACGCAATTCATGCAAGAAGAGCTTGATGAGTTCATCGACGCCATCAACCGGATGGATCACGCCGACGCATTTGATGCCCTCATCGATCTCGTCTATGTCGCGATGGGCACCGCCCACCTCTTCGGCTACCCGTGGCAGGATGGTTGGGACGAAGTCCAACGGGCGAACATGACCAAGCAGCGTGCAGCGACAGCAGATCAATCCAAGCGCGCCAGCACCTGGGACGTCGTGAAACCTCCGGATTGGACGCCGCCGGACATCGCCGGCGTACTCAAGGAGGCCGGGTTCGATGTGTCATCACTAGAGGAGAGCAAATGAAGGAACTAACCCAATCCGAATACGATGAGTTGGTCCGCAAGGCCGGTAGCTACAACGACGACGCCCGCTTCGTGAAGATGATCGCGCGAGGCGCCGCCGTGGTGCTCGTCGTGCTTGTCGGTCTGATCTTCGTGTGGAAGCTGATCAACCCGCAGTTGATTCTCTACAAGGCCAACACGGAGAAGCAGTCACAAATCGCCATCTCGAAGGCGAAGGCCGACGCCGCCGTCCACGAGAAGCGCGCCGAGATCACGCGCGCCGAAGGTGTCGCTGAGGCCAACAAGATCATCGCCTCGTCGATCACGCCGGAGTACATCACCTGGCTATACGTCGACCAGCTCGATCGCATCGAAGGCCAGATCATCTACATCCCCACCGAGGCCGGCATCCCGATCCTTGAAGCCAACCGACTCGTTCAGGAAATGCAAGCACCATGAACTTCGGTAGCTACCGCGTCGTGGGCGTCTATGAGGACACAATCGAGTTGTGGGATGGTGAGTCCAGAATTGAGCCGACTCACCCGGCGCCCGCGACGATGATCTGCCCTGTCGGCAACCCGCACGCATTCCAAGTCGACGACATCGTGGACCTGGTCGTCGTACTACGAGAACGGAAAGATCCGGATGGTTGACTTCATCGCCTGTCAGAGTTTCGCAGGTGGAATGGACATGGGTGCGACCCTGGCCGGTCTGCGGATGATCCACAAGGTCGAGAACGTTGGCGGGTTCGGTATCCCGAACTGCGACAAGAACCGGCACCTCCTCGGGTACGACTGGAAGTACCAGGCCGAGGCACCAGCAGGCTGGGAGGTTCTCGACGCAGAGGTCGTACTCGGCAACCCGCCGTGTAGCGGATTCTCAGTTGCAAGTAACGTGGAGTTCCGCGGTGCCGACAGTCCAATCAACCACTGCATGTGGGACTTCGCCGACTATGTCGCACGAGTCAAGCCGCAGATCGCCGCGTTCGAGAGTGTCATGCCGGCGTACAGTCGTCCTGACGGTCGCAAGTTGATGGGTGACTTGCGGGAATACCTCGAAGCGATCTCGGGCCTCAAGTACGACCTCACGCACGTCAAGCACGACGCAGCAGCCGTTGGTGGACCGTGCACTCGACGTCGGTACTTCTGGGTTGTCCACCGCATACCCTTTCGTGTCGATCCGACGCCGGTGACTCTGCAACCGACGTGGGGTGATGCGATCGGTGACCTCGTCGACATGCCAGGTGACAACTGGGAGTTCCAGCGGTACGGAGCGATTCCGTCGTCGCTGTGGGCGACGCATCGAGTGCGAGGGCTGGCAGGTACGGACGGGCACTGGTCACCGCCACTCACCGACAGGCGTGGGAGTCGACTCGCCATCCTTCTTGAACAAGAGCCATGGGAGCCTGGCACGAATTACGAAGAGGTCCTCAGACGCAGGACAGTACGGATGGGCGGACATCCTGGTGAACCGTGGACACCGGATGAGATCGCTCAGCACGAACGACGGGGGTGGACATCCGGGTACTTTCCGACCACGAGATGGAAGTGGGACCGCCCGGGGTACGTGATCTACGGCGGCGCGATCGGCAACGTGATTCATCCGTACTTACCAAGACGAATCACGCACCGTGAAGTTGCTCGAGCGATGGGATTCCCAGACACCTGGAAGATCGCGCCGCTCGCCGACGATAAAGGCCTCAAGGACTATTGGGGCAAAGGAATCACCGTACAGTGCGGACAGTTCCTCGGAAGGTACATCAAGCTTGCTGTCGAGGGTGACGTGTCCGAACTCCCGAAAGGTGCATCAGTCGGTGACAGGGAATGGTTCTACGATGTTCGTCCAAGGAGGAAATGATGACTACGCGTGATGGGATCGGCTCTCCTCGGAGAAGGGAAGTCATCGAACGGGATGAGGCGGCCCTCCAACTCATCCACCGACGTGCCGCGGAAGGCCTCTGTACGAGGCTCATCGACATTCGTCGATCGCTCACTGAGCGTGAATCGGGACTGTCCCGAGGGCAGTGCTACTACGTTGTGAAGCGGCTCGAGGCCGCCGGGCACATCGAACGGCGTGCCGGTTACCTCTGGTGCATCGCTGAGGATGGGCTAGCGTGACCCCTCAGCTTGTCTCTCTTTGGAGGAATACACCGTGATGGATAGCTTTGCTGTCATCAAGCGGAATCATGACACGGCCAACAAGGTGCAGTGGATTCTCGGCTTGCTCGACGACCACTGGACTGACGTGCAGGTTGCATTCGGCACGGATGAGGTCGCTACGGCGAAAGTCACCTTGCTCCTCACCGGTGATCAATTGCGGGCATTGGCGGCCGTCGCCTTCCAACGCAATGCACTCCATGACCCTGATTGACGAAGAGATCATCACAGAGATCTCACTCGGCGACGAACGCCCGCACATTGCCTGCTGTCTCGTCGATACGTTCTTCTGCGGTCGGCCGTTCCACCCTGAACTCCTCGCGACTGAGGATGATCAAGAAGATGATTGCTGTAAGACGTGCATCGAGATCCGGTACGAAATGCGATGTCCTCCGCATAACCCGCGACACTCACACTGCCCGCTCATGTTGACGCGTGTTTGTCGCGGCGTATCACACTGATCAGCGCTGTTGCGCCCGCCACAAGGCGGACAGTTCGACGTCGTTGTAATCGCCGTTGGCATAGGTGGACCCGAACGGGTCCTGAGTGTTCTGCTGGTTCTCGTCGATCGATACGTGGCGTCGGCCGCGATCACGCAGCAATGACATGTACCCGGCCCGGTCGAGTTCCTTCATCGGTACACCGGCTGACTTGTCGATCTCAATCGAGTCGCCGTCCTGGGCGTGTTCGATCGAGTCGAGGCCGACGCGATCGATGTGCGGCCCGGGCCAGCGGTCAAGCCTATAGCTGACGATGTACATGTCGGTGATCCTTCCAGATGGTGGAGGTGGCAGGTCAGGTTGATTCTCGAAATCAAGCACAGCCTGTGGGATGACGTCACCTTCAACCCACTGGATGTGCCACGGCTCCGACTGAAGTGACCAAGCGAATCCGAACCGGCGAGCATTGGCAATCAGCCAGTCAAGTGCCGGGGTCCAGCCGACGATCCCAGCCGACGTCTTCAATGCCCCATCGATCGCACAGCCCCACCCGTGCGGTGACGTCCCTGGCACGGCGGCGGTCGCCGGGTATTTCGGTTGCGTCGGAGTACCGATGTTCTTCTTGATCCAGAACTCAGACGCATAACCGAGTGACGGAGCTGCAGGCCACCGTTTCCGATTAGCACTCGGGGCGGCATTGTACGTCGTTTGACTAACCGGCTCGTAACGAGCGAGGAATACCGCGAGCTGAACCTCGTACGTACGGTAGGTATCGGCCACAAATGTCCACCACAGTGTCCACCCTCCTGCCTTCAGTGCCGCATCTGCGAGAGCAAACCATCCACGAGCAACCGTATGATGTAGCCGAGCCAAACTTGCAGTATCTGGTAAGAGTTGTACGAGCAATACGCCATCGATATGGCCATTCGGTTGGCCCATCAGATCAGACGGCGGAACAGTTGACTTGACTGGAAGAACAGCCATGATGATAGCTTACACTGCGCCTTGGAATTGAGTGCCGAGTCGCCATCCAGCATCGCGGGCGAGGTAGCGGATGACAATGATCCCAGATCCACCAGTTCCGCCATTGAGAGCCGGGAAGTTACGTTGTGCCCCGCCACCGCCACCACCAGATCCGATGTCACCCCCTTGCGCAGGATCACCGGCGTCACCACCACCACCATTTCCACCACTTCCAGGTGTAGGGCCGAGGTTACCGCCACCACCTCCACCGCCGCCATAGAATATTGACGACCCTGTACGCAAGCTGTTCGAAATGCCGTCACCACCATTACCAGGAGCACGAGGTGGACTCGTTGCGCCAAGCACGCCAGGGAATCCTGCTTGTCCAGCACCACCACCTCCACCAGCGCATCGTGCATCTTGAACACCATTCCCGCCGTTGAATCCGTTGATACCGGTCGCCGTGCCGCCTGTTCCTGGTGTATTCGGGAAGTTGGTTCCACCACCACCACCACCTGATGCACCATTCCCACCATTGGTCGTGCCGCGACCGCCAAAGCCACCGCCTATAGCTGTGACAACAGCACCAATCGATGAGTCAACACCATTCGTAGCTGGAATACCGGGAGTTCCTCCACCACCAATCGTCAATGCCGTCGTTCCTGTGAGTGCCGCGATCGTGTCCGGCACCACGTCGCCCGCACCACCACCAGCACCACCGATACCATTCTGGGAGTTGCCTCCAGCGCCACCACCACCGACGACGAGCACGTCAATGAACGGCGGGGGGTCGGCGACGAGGGTCAGGTCGCAGGTGAACGTGGTTCGGTTGGCGTCCGTGCGAACGAACGTGTGAACGGCATATGGTCCGTAGAAGGTGAGAATATGTCCGGCAGAACTATGTCCGACGAAGTTCGAGGCATTGTAGCGCGGGCCGAGCGTCATGTCACGTGGTAAGCACGACGCCGATGTTGTTCGCTGTGCCGGCGCCGATGCTCGTGATCTCTAATTGGATGTCATCGCCAACGACAACTGGAACTGCAATGCTGAGTGTTTGAGTTCGCGTCGACGCTGTTGTGACAGAATCGACGACGGAGCTGCCTACGAGAATGTCGATTCCCAAGACAGCCTGTCCATCTGCCATGACGATGATGAAATTGACGAGTGACATGTCGGCGGTAACTGGCCACGGCGGGCCAAGGTCTGTGAAGTTCGCCGCACCTGGCCAGGAGAATGTCGGAAACGCGGATGCTCCGCCACCAGACCCAGGACTGTTGCCAACACTGATCGCGCCCAATCGCTTATTCGGGTCGAAGATCGGATCAAGCGGTCGTAATCCGCGAGTCTGAGTCACGACTGCACCGACCCGCGCACGACCTGATTCCGTCCTCCAAGTTGCTGGAGGAGGCGAGTCGTCTTACGTTCTGGCACATCGAGTTTGGCATTCAACTCGAGGGTCCAGACTGCGAATCCGAATGTCCCCGATTGCGGGTCATCATCCTGGGTGGCTTGAATACTGAGGACCCGAACGACTTCGGTCCCGCCGCCAGCCGCTGGCACCGTGACGTAGTCACCGACTTCGAATGCCTCGTACGGACAATCCGCCGTTGATACCGGTTCGATCACGGCGACGATCGCAGGGTACTGACTCTGTGCGCGACGAAGGAGTTCATTCTCACCCTGGAGGATCGCTTCCATCTCAGATGGAGCGTCAGTCGAGAATCCATCTTCAACAGCAGTCCCATACGCCGTGATGGCCGCTGCGTCTGGTACGACGACGTAGCCACCTTCCCACTGCACCATGAGGGTGTTAGCATACGGAGCTGTCGCACTCCGCTCGAAGGCAACGAGATTCACTCCGGCTGCGAATGTCGCAGCAGACGTCGGACTTGCGGGAGCTCGACCGCGCTCCACGTCGAGAATCCACGTCCCGGGCTGGACGTGCCAGTTGATCCATCCTTGCGCATCGAGTTCTTCGAGCGCGTTCATGAGTGTGGACCAGACCTCAACGGCGAATGTCGGAAGATCAGGTCGTGTGACACTCGCTACTGAAGGACGCCAATCATCGCTGTTTGAGTCATCTGTGGCAGTGAATGTGTTCGAGTTGTAGATCGTCATCGCTCCGCGTGCCGTTGCCTCGTCGATGAGTTTCTGGATGATCTCCCCTGGTGTCCAACCCGGCCACGTATCTGGATCGTACATGCTGACCCACGTGTCATCCGATGTGAGGATGTACGTTGGTGGCACCGAGAATGCATCACCTTCGATGTACGCCGCGAATATGAGTCCGCCCGGGCTGCCGAACGTAGCGCCGCCGGCGAAACTCTCGGCTGGGCACGCCGGCCATACGATTGCAGCGCCGTCGCCGAGATCGGCGTAACTGATGTTGTAGACGGCAGCAGCTACCGTGTATGTCCCAGCCGGAAGCCATACCGTTTGTTCCTTCCAACCCTGCCAGATCCATGCGTCACCATTGAGGATCTCTTCACCGAGAATCGGCACCCCCTCGATGAAGAGAGTGAAGAAGTTGTCGCCTGTCACCGTGAATGTGATAGGCGCTCCGCCGCCGAGTGTGAACTCACCGCGGAAGAAATAGTACCCAGGGTCATTGTAGTTGGGCATGACCGACGAGTCTGGTCTGATCCAGAACGTGTCGACGTAATTCGCAGTTGGGACAGCATCCACCAAGTTGAATGAGTTCGTTGTCCACGGGAATCCGATCGGCGCCGGGTACCAGATTCCATCTGGAGCGATCTGTGCATGTCCGTAGCAATCCATCGTCGTGACGCCGTCGAGATACTCCTGATACGCGACTGCATCGGGCCACGCGCCAGCACCCGGATACGCCGGACTCGCGAAGCTGAACAAGCGCCACGTCGTGCCGATCATGAATTTGAGGTCATACTCTGGATAGGTGATCGCATCATCCATGATGCACGCCCAACCACGACCCGAGATCGATACAACCTGATCAAACTCTTCACCCCGCTGAATCACGCGGTATTGCGGCTTGCCTTCGATCTTGAATGTGAAGCGGACCGTGCCTTCAACGAGGCAATTGACGTATCGTCCCGGGAAGAGTTGTGCACTACCAGCCTCCGACAAGGATAGTGATACCTGACCGCGGCCCGGCCCATTCTCCTCATCGTAGAACTCAATGCCGAATGCATTGGCAAGCGGCGTTCCACTGACGGGTGTTCCGGTGTTGTCGAGCAACTGAGCCGTCATGGCCCTTGGGTACGTCATGCAAATCGGCCGCCCGGGATGCTGATCTGAAGTGTCCCGACCCAAATCGACGGAGAGCACGGATCGGCAGCCGGTGCAAGAGCGTACGATTGAGTGACGACACCATCAACATGAATGTCTGCAGCACGGTTTGCCGCACCGGGCACGGTAAGAGTCGCAACCCGGATACCTGACACCGGAGAAACAACCGGCAGGAAGACGTTCAAGCGTAGGTACTCAAGGTTGGCCCTCAGTGCTGACCGAGTATCCACCGTTTCAGCAGCACCGGTCTGCCCGATGACATCGCCGACAACGATCAATCGTAGATCGTGACGCGTTACGGTCATTCGTCGTGGGTATGCGATGACTCCGGTTGCGCCGGGAAGAACACGATCCTGTCCGCGAACATCGAAATCGGCCCACAGCTTGACGAGTCCGCCTTCACCTCGTTCATCTCCAACGATCCCCCAAGCGCCGTTAGCAGGGTTCATGGAGATGGTACTGATGGTGAGTACTCCCTCGACGTCAGTATTGACAAGTGGCATCAGCGCGGTCCTTGGATCGGTCTGTACTGACTCCAACGAGACGGGTCGTATCGTCCGCCACTCCCGGCTGCGGCGCTCGATGCTGCTACGACTTCACTTGCCGTTTGTCGCGGACTGCCCGACTCATTGATTGTGATGTCATTGTCGATCAAGACTTGAGTGGCAGCCTCTGGCTGGATGATTCCAAGCTGCACGCCGCGATTGATGAAATCCTCGAGCGTCGGGCCGGCACCAGGATTGGGCACACCCTCGGGGCTGATGACACCACCAAGACTGAGGATCATCTGCGTTCTGAAGATGTCAGCGAATGACGCGCCAACGATTTGCGCCATCGCATCGAGTGCGACCGGATCGAACACGAGTTGACTGTTGAAGTCGAGTGTGATCTGACGTTCGGCCTCTTTCGCAGCATCGACAATCTGTTGCGTCGTGTTCTTCTGATCGATCGTTGGCAGAAGGTCATTCGTATCCAGAACATCTTGGATCGCTTCTTGAACAACCATGGCAGCCTCTGGAGTGATGATCGCCTCGGTTGTGACTTCCGCGTGAATCTCACCGATTGCAGCTTGTACCTGTTCCTGACTGAACTCAACGTCGAGTTGCATTTCCGCCTGAAGCGCGTCGAGTTGCGCTTGGAGTCCGAGTACGCTTGCGTCAGCACCCGTGATGTTCGAGAATAGTGTGCCGATTTGCTCCGGGTCGAGGATGCCTGCAAACCACCCTTGGATCTCAGCAGCAGCCTGCGGCGTGAATCCTGACGTCCAATCGAGCGTGCTGATGCGATTGAGTGCCTCGCCGAGTTCCTGACTGATCGATCCATAGACCGGCTCGAGGAGTCCAATGATCTCTTCCGGACTGAGGCCCTGTTCCAGACCAAGTTGGAAGATTGACCCGAGACCCTGCCCAGCTTGCCCGAGTGCCTGGCGAACCATCGCCTCACCCTGTGGTCCACCAAGGAGAAGTCCTTCCTCGATATTGGCACCGATGCTGGGGATATCGAGCACGAGATCGTCGATCGCGCCCTGGATTCCTCCTGTTCCGCCGAGGAAGAACTCATCGAAGGCCTTACGTGCTTCGTCTGCGGCAGCGGTGGCATCCCGTAGTGCCGCCGAGACTTGATCGATCTGCGCCCGGAGTCTCGTCGTCCGCTGATCTTCGAGCCGGCGGATCGCTTCCCGAATCACATCAGCAGTCGCACCGAGCTGTCCGTACTTCGCAATCAACGGGTCGACGGTCTCAGTCGTCTGTTCGGTAACCAAGCCGAGTGCCTCAATGACGCCTGCAAGTCCCTGATCGTTGAGGAGGTCTTCAATCTCTCCGAGCGACAGACCATACTCATCGACAAGAGCACCGACCAAATCACGAGCCTGCTGCCGGACCGACTCTTCAGCAACACGGAAATCGAGATCCGCGAGTACGCCAGCAGGTGATTGCATCGCATCAGTGACGTCTTCCGCGAGGCCGACAAGCGACTGGAGGAACGTGTCAATCGACGCTTCAGGCGGCGGCGTGAGGAGTTCAGCGAGTGCGCGTGCAGCATCATCTGCGACAGTTTCGAGTACTTTGATGAGATCGGTCGCATCTTCGATCATGTCGATCGGAATCTCGATGATCTGCCCGCTTGACAGCCGAATCGGTCTGACTTCTCTCGCGGCGAAATCGGCTAGCAGATCCTTCATCTCTTGCATTGCGCCCAACCAACCCTCGATCTGAGTTGGTGCACCGGCGATAGCGGCGTTGAGTGCGTCGATGATTTCGACCATAGCGCGAGCTCGCGCGAGTTCTTCCTCATTGAGAAGGAAATCAGCAAACTCTGTACGAAGGGCGTCCTTCAATCCAGGGTCAAGGGATAGTCCGCTAAGGAGGATGTCAAATTCTTCAACGGTGTCGATGCCCTGCCGGAGTGTTGGCAGTAGCCGTTCCACTTCCGTGCGAATGCTGTCGACTTCGACCTGATTGAGTGCCGTCAGCTGCTGATCGATACCTTCGAGCAAACCGGAGCGGATATCGCCCGACGGTAATTGCTCGTACTGTGCAGCGAGTTCCAACAGCGACTGTCGCATCTCATCTGCACGGGTGCTGAATTCCTCGAACGTGGGAGATCCGGCGGACAATTCTGCGGATAGCGCACTTGACGCTTCTGCAACCTCACGGGACCATGTCTCGAATTGCTTAGTGCCGCCGAACAATTCGTAGACGCCGCGGGCAAGCGACTGGAACGGCTTCTCGAGCAAGGACACTTCACGATACAGCCAGTCAATGTCGCCTTGAGCGCCTCGAATGGCGGCCGTCCACGCTCCGATTGCGGCAGCACCTAGCGCAAGTGGACCGGCCAACCGAGTAACCGCAGTGATCGCGGCGGCAACTCGCGGGGCAAACCCAGCGAATGCGAGTCCAGCTGCCCCCGCTTGAAGTTGAAGACTTACGAGAGCGCCACGGAGTGCGTTCATTCCTGTGAACCCGGACGCAATCGCTGTTTGGATGTTCATAGCGACAAGCGCGGCGGTAAGAAGCCCAATCGCAACAGCAGCGGCAGGAGCGACACTATCGATAAGTTCAAGAACATCAGCAACAAGTTCGATGCCCAGCGCAGTCGCGTTCAAGACTTCAAGGAGCGCAGGCCCGAATACAAATATGAATGCAGCGCCGGCGTCAAGAATGTCTGGCGCAAGAATACCGATGACGTTAGCAAGTTCTCGAATCCCGTCCGCGACGATTGGGAGAGCGTCTCGGGCGAGTATGTAGAGGACACCGAGGAATCGACCAATCGCTGGGAATGTCGGCTGCAAACTTGAGAACACGTCCTGGACAAGATCGATGGCGCCAGATAGCGCATCACTGACTTCAGATCCAAATATCGAAATCGCACTAACGACACCCTCAAGTGAGTCACCAGCAGTCGCATCGCTGAGCCAACCAGAGAATCTCTCAGCGACTCTGCCAACTGAGTCGGCTAGCGACTGAAGAAGATCATTGAACGGCTCGAGCGCACCTGCAAGCTCAAAGAGACCGTCACCACCTTCAGTCACAAGACCGCGTAAACCTTCTCGGATGTCACCGATAGCCGTTGTCAGCACACCACCGCTGAATGCCCCGATGAACGGCTCGACGATGGCGCTGCCAAGGGCTTTGAAGATGTTCCCGAGACCCTGTACCTGCACACCGAACGTATTGAGGAGTTCCGGAGCGACGTCGCCAAATGTTTCCTGCAGGTGATCGTTCAAGATGGGAATGACGTCTTCGGCGAGCAACAGACTCTGTCTGCCGAGTTCCATCACCTCGCCGGTTGTCTTACCGATGGCCTCAGCAATCACCGCGTACGCATTGATACCGACTTCTGAAAGCTGACGAGCCTCATCACCTTCAAGCCAACCACGGCCCTGGATCTGACCGATCGCTCGGGCCAACTGCGTGGCTCCCTGCGTACCCTTACCGAGCGCTACCGAAGCAAGCGTGATGTTCTCGGCGAGTTCGCTGACAATGTCGTTTGACACATCGAACGTGAGCAGGAGTTGCGCTGCCCGTGACAGTGTCTTCGCGTCGAAGATCGGACTGTCAAGCGACAGTGTGGCGAACTCACGCATCGTGTCGCGGGCCACTTCCATCGACCCTGTGAGAGCTGAGAACAGCGCTGTCGTCCGCTGCATCTCTGTGTTGAATTTGACACCGGCACCGACAAGTTCGGTCGCGATGATCGCAGCCGCTGCTGTAGCGGCGAGTCCGATGCCTGCTATCGCTCGGTTGACAGCACTAGTGTTGGCCGAGACATCGAAATACAGGTCACCAATCTTGGTGGCCATCAGAGTCCTTTACCGAGTGCCGTCCTGAACATGTCAAGCTCGTTTGATACTACCTCGTCAGAAACCTGCTCAGCCATCCCCGGTAGTGGACGTATGAGATCGATCCTCAATTTGTCGACTGCCTTCTTCGGAGCACCGTCAGTCAGGTAGTGCCATACGACATTGAGTGCTTGTCGTACCGGGAGTTCCCAGATCTTCACTCCACGGGCAATCGCCCAACCGTCGAAATCATCACCGACGGCGACCCAGATCAGCCGGACCGCCGCCTCGTAGGGCGGTTCCCGGACTGCCCGAGGAGGTAACGCGCGATCTCGTTGACCTGATCGAGGTCGAAGTCATCGTTGGGATCTTGAAGTCGTCCAAGCACTCGCTCAGCCTGTTCATCGCCGAGACCCTCACCCAACCAGTTGAGGAGATCTCGGACACTGTCACCATCGCTAGACGGCTTGTCGAGTCCGACCGTCGTGATCGCGGTCATGATCAGCGCAGCCCGCTTGGGCGGCGTGAATGTGAACGTCTCGCCGTCAAGTGTAAACTCAACAGCCTGTCGTTCACGCTGCTTGGTAGTGAAGTCCTTCGCCATGACCCTCCAGTCATTCGGACCGAATACGAGGTGCGGTCCGTGTAAACGTGAGACGACGTGACGCCCTCTCGATGCCAGATTGTATCATGTTCTCAGGCGGTGAGGAACCTGGGTGATTGACTGATGGTCCGTAGAACATTCGCCCCTCACGCTGCCAAAAGAATGTGAGCTGCGATGCATTCTTGACGACAATCCTGTGCTCTTTAGACTTCTTGACGGTAACTCTCAGATGAGTGCCTCGCGTGCCGCGTGTAATCGTCGAATGTACTGGCCACCAAGCACCGCCGGCTCGTTCTCTGAAGACGCCCTTGATCTCCTTAGTCACGTTTCCTGCGAATCCTGCAACGACAAACCCGACGGCACCGTCACGATCTTTGAGTTCGCGATCAAGTGCTCGCTTGTCGAGTCGAACGTCAACTGTGGTTTTGAACATCAGCAGTTACATCCGGCCATCCGAAATCGGAATGTCCAAACGCCACCGACGCACTTACCTAACGGCGGAATTGGACGCCAGCTTTCAACGATCAAGTCACGACCTTCGACACCCCAACAGCACATGATGGCACGACGGAGTGCTTGTCGATCATCTTCTTGACGTTGGGCATCTTCTGTGATGAGATCTACATCTGGTAATTCACCGCCGTCTTGAAGGGAACCTTTCTGACAGCGGACGATGCCGAGCTCGACCGTTTCGTTGAGTGGCGCCGCGCAAGTTGTCGGTAGTCCACTCGGCTCGGGCCAACCAACCAGCGTGTCGCCGTGTCCGACCCAGATCTGACCGTTGCCGTGGAGTGTCGCTTCGCACGAATCGTGCGGGGCGTTCAGCCCCGGGTACACGAACTTGCGACATACCGGAAGGTCAATCTCCTCTTCCGCGCAGTCGAGGAGATCATGAAGGGCATCGATCAGATCCGTCATGACGACTCAGAGCAGGTCCAGGTCGTCTGGCGTGGACGCCTGATGTCTGGAGTGAAGACTGCCGACCTCTTCCACGGGCCCATCTTGGCATTGTTCGTCGTGATCCAGTCGTCGATCACCCAGATGCCGGTGAATCCATTCTCGAGACCTGAGAAGTTGTCGATCATTCCCATGGTGAGACCTTCACGAGTGACCGTCGTGAGTCGCTTTGGAAGCTTGCACGTCTGGTCATTACAGATCGACTTTGCGTACTCACAGGCGAGGATTCCAGCGATCAACTCTCCACCTGGCGGGATCGGCTCACCCTTCAAGTATGTGACTGACCAATCACCATGGAAGGTACCGCCATCAAGACGGACCAGGAACGCGTAGTCGTCGACGCGAAGATCGCAGGGATCGATGTCTTCGCCGGCAACGACGAGTTCAAGCGGCTCAGCAATGGGACCCGGAAGGAGAATCTCAGATATCCGACACATCGAGCGGTACCGATCGAAGAGCCAGCAACACTCCTCACTCTCATTCGTGTACGTGACCTCACAGGGACCGAAACGCTGGTTGGTCCACTCCCAGAGGCGATTGATCGCCCACTCATCGACCATGGCCTGGATGTTGTTGTCGAGGTTCTGGTACGGAGCGCAATCTCCGCAGCATCCACTGATGTCCCAGCCACACGCCGGCATGTGAGCAGACTACCACGCCGCTGTGAGGTATTACAGAGGCCCGAGGCTTGCTTCTCGCGATTCAGCGGCCCCTGCGGGGTAAGATATCGCTGGCGCCAATGGCCCGCCGTCCTCGCGGAGGATCGCGAGCATTGCCTCGACGTCGGGTTGAGCATCCGCTGAAACATGATGAACAGCGTGTGTGAGAGCCCGCCCAGCGTCCGGGACACGACCTGCAGCTTGCGCGTAACGGACTACGAGCGCTGTTGCCGGGTCGTCCATCGTTGGCCGCATCACCTTTCCGTCGACAGGTGGATGATACCAGTGGAGGGCCGGCCCGTCGATCCGGTTGATACCGCCGCCAAGACACCCGGCTGCCAAATCGAATGCCCGATCTTCGTGTCCCCACTCGACGAATCGTTCGTCGTACCCGCCGAGTTGCTTCCAGAGCGTAAGCGGTATGGCATTCGCACCTGAGACATGATTCCGACGGCGACGGTTTGTCTTAGCGAGTTGGTGCGCATCGATCTTCTCCATCGATCGTTTCTGCATTTGCCTTGTTGTCGCCGAACTGAGTCGCGTGTACGTCGTAAAGGCATGCGTCATCTGTCCGGTCACCATCGCAGAACGGGCAGCGTCGTAGATTTGCACATGGGGCACCCATGTGTCAGCATCAACGAATACCAGAACGTCTGCGTTACCCGCCCACCGAGCCGCGTCATTGCACATCGCCGACCGGCTATCTCCTACCCCCTCGAAGATCGGCAGGTTGGCAGCCTTCCACCAACGAACGCACCACTCATGAGCATTACGCCGCCATGGTTCATCTGGGTTGTTCCACGGCATGCACAGAGCAATACGAAGTTCGGGCATCACGATCGTAGGCGATTCGGGTTTGACTGTCGGACGAATACGCTGTCGCTTCAGATTGGCTGCATGCTGGGCAGGAGTGCCCCAACTGTGGTGCCACTTATGTTCGAGGAAGACCCAGGGTTGCCCGCCGCTCTGGCCGAGTCGCGCCTTCTCTAGGTAGTGCGCTGGATAGAACGCACCTGGCGGAAGGAGGAGAACATCGTCACGGCCGGGGAGGATCTCGGTCGTTCCACCCGGACCTGACGCCCATGCATCCTGACCGCCCTCAATCGCCTCACGGGCACGCCCGATCAGATCAAGCCAGGCTGGGTGCTCTTTGACAGCGCCCATCACGGCGTCGGGTACGACCTTCTCATCTTCCCAAGCGGCGAACGCCTTGCACTGGAGGAGTGGATCAAGCGGTCGGTATGGTTCGACGTCGCTGTCGACGTATACGCCTCCGTGCGTGTAAATCGCCTCGAGCCGGATGAGACCGGCCTTCTGCGCTCCATTCTGACATCGCTCGAAGAGATCGCCTGTCATCGGCCAATCAACCGGATCAATCGGCTCACGGTACGTTCTGAGGTCCCAGTCCGGATGGAGTTCTCCGAATTGCTCCCACCACCCCTCAACCTGCGCGCTCGTCACTTCAGGGACGGTCCGGTGGAGAATCCGAGGGATCGTACCGACTGCCCGTTCATCGTTGAGATTGAGATTGAGTAGACGCTGGAGTCGTTCTGGATTCCACCTGACGGCTTCGTAACGACGCTTGAGTGCCTGATTCCGTATATAGGTGACAGACTTGCGTGACGCTTCGGGGGATTCTGGGTGCCAAAGATGGAAGCACTCACCCTGCACATTGTGGATCGGCATGTTGGTCATCGTTTCGCACGCAATGTGAAACCCAGTGTCTTCGAATCCCCAGCCGACAAATCGCTCATCAAATCCGCCAACCGCGTCCCACGTCGATCGCGACACTGCCACAGCGCAACTCACACTATCGGTGTACGTCCGACGGATCATCCTACTGCGGTGCCAGTCGCCGACGTATCCGTCGAGAATCGACATCGTGGCATGTTGACTCATCATATGACGTTTGTCGTGCGCGACAGCGAGTCCGCCTGTCCTGACGGCGTATTCGATGGCTGTACGAATATCTGCCGGATTACTGACTGTGTCACTGTCAATGATCAATGCCGCGTCCCATCGACCGTCAGCGTCAGCGTCAGCAAGTACAGATGCGGTATTGATCGCTGCAGATCTGTTGAAGGGGCCTGCATCATGATGACCCTCATAGATGGGCATAGCCGTGTGATGTTCGAGCCATCGCTTGCGACAGAACTCCCAAAGTCGGTCCCGATGGCCATGATCGAGTCGTCGTGGTACGAGGATGACGATCCTCACGACGGAGCTGTCCACTCGCAGATCGCGACGGCATTCGCCCACGGACCGTATTCGCTAACAACCGGAAACTCATCCTGCAACCACCCATCGCCGCATCGACTGATGGTGCATGATCGCGTGAAATCCATGAGACCGCGATTGACCATATCATCGAGACTGCTATCAACGCCAGTCGGGAACGTCACAAGCAACTTCCCGCCAGGACGGGTGAGTCCTTTCAGTACGCCTACCGCAGCAGTACCCGCGCCTGTGTGTTCGATCGTCGAAATCGAACAGACCCACGGGTACGTGATCTTGCCACCGCGAGGCAATGGCTGAAGATTGAGCAAATCTGCTTCGATCACCTGCTGTCGTTGGTACCAAGCCGACTTCTCATACAGATCGATGACATTGTGCCGCCGTCGATCATAATGGCCGAGTACGTTGCCGACCTCGAGGCCGCGGTGGATCATGTTTGCAGGGATCTGAGTCTCGAGCCACCAGTGCGCGATCGCAACCTCGACCATCCGTTCATTCAGGTGCGTGAGGTTGTACATGTGAAGGAAGTACGGAAGGATCTCATCATGATACTCGAACTCGGTGTCAGACATACGGACTCCTTCTCGGCAGGATATCTTCGATGAACTCCTTGAGTGATGCGAGACTCATCGGCGAGGACGACAGGAATGGCCCATCCGGGATAGCACCTCGAGCGTTACGCACTTTCGCATTGTGCGTCCGCTCTCCTCCGATACGGCATATGTTGCCGTACCATGTTCGCCATTTGATACCGCCAGGCGAGAGTTCAAACGCTTTGAAGACATCATCACGAATGATTGGCAATGGGACGTGTGTCCCGTCGTATGTGAGTGCATCTGGCATGTCGAGTGCAGCGATCGTCTTCTTGAATCGCTTCCCGATCTGATCACTCGGATGATAATCAGCAGCTGGCCCGCCGTGAAGGATCGGCACCCGCTCGAGAGGCACCATGACGTAGAAGTCATCGTTGAAGTACACGCATTCGTCTGCGATGTCTGGATCGTGAAGTGCCCCCTTGAGATTTGCCTCAATTGAGTCGAACTTACTCCGAGAGAGTCGGGGGACTGGCGCATGTACGACGTTCTTCACCCAGGTGGGGCACGAACCGCCGATGATGACTCGACGATGCGGCAGATTCCCGAGTGAGCGGAGTGAGTATCTCAGCGCGTTATTCCGCTCGCCAGGCTTGACGACGTACACGATGTCTGGCAGGTCGTCCACCATGACATTGTACCATAACCCTATTGGCGGGTGCCCCCGCTCGCGAAGGGACACCCGCCGGAGGGTCAGGCGGCGAAGCCTGACGCCGGTTCAGCTACTGCCAACGAGCGGCAGGCAGCCGCAGAACGCATCTGGCGCCGGGATGGACGTCCACTGCAGATGCGCGTGCGCGTCGCTGGGAAGCGGATCGATCAGCGGGCCGGCGACATTCGCGACGTCCTGCGCGACGACATCGTACGGGCCGGAGAGCCAGGCACCGTTACCCTTGGTGTAGCCGGCGACAGTAAAGTTGATCGCGTCGTTGGCGATGGTGAAGTCGCCAAGCGGTCCCGCGATGACGTACGGGAAGAGGACGTATCCGAGGCTATCGACCGGATTGACCGAGTCAGGCGGGCAGTCAACGCCGGGAACACCCATCCAAACCTCAAGCGCGTACCCGCCAACCTTGACGCCTTCGAGCGTTTGGAAGCCGACAATGGTCAACCCGTCGTAGTCGTAGACGGGGTTGGAGTGCGTCACGAGACTCATCAGCGACGGATCGACTTCGCAGAATTCGATCGAGAGCGTGTGGTTGGTGAAGACATCCGGCGCCCGGAGCTGGTAACACAGCTCGCCTGCGGCGTTCAACGGTCGGATGCTCGTTCCAGTGATGGTCTCACTGCCGACCGAGACTTGGACGAATCCGCTCGATACGACACGAGCGCAGTCATCGTCCTCGATCGGGGCACCGCAGGCATCGACTGCAGTGACTCTGAGGCGACGGCCCTGGGCGAAGGGGAAACACTGTGCGGGCATGTCAGGAGCCTCCGGTGCATACTGTAACGGGGAAGGTTACGGTCAGGTTCAGGCAGGGATCGAACACGGCAAGCGCCAATCTCTGCGCGTACGCGGCGTCTGTGTTCTGGCGCCACTTCATCGGCGGAAGACCGGTGACACCATCAACGAGGGGGTAAGCAGTAGTGACACCAGCGAATACCGGTCCGGTCGCCCAGAGACTCACCTCATCGACTTCCGGCACGGGATAACCAGGACTGATGATGATCGGAATTCTAGCAGGACTGAGTCCATTGTCGTCGATGAGGTCCTGCGAACGAAGGTAGGCAGCTGCCCGGAATGGTACATGAATGACGGCGTCCGCTCCGAAACCGACATCAGCGATTGCCTGCTCGAGACATGACATCGCGTCAACAGCCGCAGTGCCAGCCGTGATCAGATCAGCATCGGCTAGTGCCGGGTTGGTAGTGCCAGCACCCGTCGCGAGCAGACGCCCTAGTGCCCACTCAGTTGTGGACTCGAGACGATCGGCCGCGATGTCGGTATGACCCAACTTCGACAGCGTGGAACACGCCGATGACTGCTGGACGAAGATCGGCTCGAAGAAGACGCCTTCTCCAGGACGAATTTCAGTCCGGTCGGTGACGACACAGGGAAGATGGAACTCGGGCTCTTGGCACCCTGTACCGAGGAACCCGACACCATTCTCCCAGCCGTCCGGGAGCGGAAGGGCCTGGGCGAGAATTCCGCCAGGCAAGCGCCTTCCGCTGCCGAGATCGACCGGCTCATGAAGCATCGTCATGCGGACTCGTCACATCCGGGGGCGTTCATGCAGATCCCGACGGGGATGTTCAGTCGCTTGGCGTTGCATCCGCGAGCGAGGACTGCACCGAAGTCTTCGGCGAAGGCACCGACGGCGTTCTGACGGGCGAGGTCCATGTCGCGGATCTCAACGCCCATATTGAAGCCGCCGCCCTCGAGGTATGAGTAGTACCCCTCGGGTGCGAGGATCGTGCTGGCCAGCGCCGGATAGTCGGCCAGGGGACCGTCTTCCTGCACTCCTGGCTCGATCGGATCGGTGTCGATCGACCAGGTGAGGTTGGTGTTGGCCTGGGCAGCGACCGACGCGATCATGCTGTCGACGACCGTGGGGTCCTGAACGTCGACGAGGCGCCGGTTGATCAGGTCGTTGTGGATTGCTCCACGCATCCAGCCGGGGAGCCACTGGTGAAGTTGGACGTCGGTGTAGCGCTGATCCTGACGGATGGTGTCCGAAGCGAGGCGAAGGCCGGTTGCCCAAGTCGTGAAGACCGAACCGGTCGCCTCGACGGTGTGCGTGGAGCTGACACCAGCGATCATCTGCGTCCAGGTCTTCAACTCGGCAAGCCGAGCCTGCAGGGCGAGGGTCGCCTGCAGGATTGCCACCCACTGTTCGGTGGCGAAGCGCCGCTGGAACTCACCGATGGTCAGGCACCGGTAGATCGCGTCGACGATGGTCGTGTCCGCCTCCGGACATTCGATGAAGGCGCATTCCTTCCACGTCTCGGGATCTTCCGGATCGACGGCTTCGTCCTGCGAGCAGAGCCACGTCCAGACGCCGTCATCCGGGAGACAAACGGCCGGGAAGTAGGTGACCGCTCCGGTGCTCTGGACGCCGATGGTCGGGAGTGAGTTGCGAATCGGCGTATCCGTCGAACTCAGAACGTTCTGCGAACGGATGGGCGTCGGAAGCGAGCAACAACCGCCAGCAGCAGCAACGGCCTCCGGGCCAGTAAGGCTGTCGAGGAGTCGAGTGTTCCCTTCGGGCGTACCGGGCAGGATGAAACCCTCATCCATGTGATTCTCGAACTGGATGATCTCGGTTCGACCCTTCGACGGCGAACGGACGAAGCGCCGGAATGCATCCGCCGCTTCGTAAAGGGTCGGGGCTGTGGTGACCTCGTGCCCAAGGATGTAGATCGAAGCACCGCCAGCACCGGCTGCGATCGCCTCAGGTGCGGGGGCCGGCGGGCGGACCCGAACTCGAGCGGCGGCTTCGCGGAGTGACAGCGTCCGAGCGGCGGGCGTCCGAGCGACTGCGGCGGCGACCGGAATCTGCTCAGGCTCGGCACCGACGGCGGGCGGAGGGAGTTCGACGACGGGCGCGACTTCACCTTCGACGGGCGGAACTTCTTCCGCCTCTTCACCTTCGACAGGCGGAACCTCTTCAGGCTCTTCCGGCGCATCCGGATCCTCGACCTCGGCGACGAGTTCGGCGACCTGCTCCGCGAGAGCGGCGGCCTCGGCCTCGGCCTCGGTGAGGGCAGTGCCCGCCGAACTGAACGCGGAGCGGAGTGTGGTCAGGACCTCGAGGTCCGGAGTCTCACTCCGCGCCTCGGCGTGAATCGCCCTGGCGAGTTCGGTCCGAGCGGTCGTCAACTCGTCGATCGTTGGGCGATTGTCGCCGCCGATCCTTTCGATGATCGCGAGAATCGCTTCGAGGTCCATTTGATCCGTCTCCTCAGTCGCTGTAGTTCTGTGGGTGCCGCGCTATGCGCTGCGGCCCTCCGACTGCGCTATGCGACTGCGCGGTGGACCTATCTGGTGCGGACTGTAGCAGGCCGCTGTGCCTTTGTAAACCTCAGTCGGAATTCGATGGGTTCTTGAACAACTTCGGCTTGGTGGCAGAATCGTTGCCGTCGAGTGCCTTCTTGAACTCATTGACGACGGTAGCAGATGCTCCGTACGTGAGACCGATGAACAGCAATGACAGCCCGCTAGCGGCATTGAAGGGGACGTCGGTGCCTGGAATTGGGATACCGCTGAAGTCGGTCTCGGCGAACAGGAACACGCCGATTACGCCGGCAGCCCACACCGACAACTGAGTCAGTGCACTACCCCATTGAGTGTTCTTGAGGTAGGCGAAGAAGTTGATGACGGTGATGATCAGCGACGTAAGAAGCGCTGCTGGGAGGATTACTTCCAATGGATTCTCCTAACGTAAGGTGCAATTACTCTTGCACTTCTTGCGACCGCAGGTGCGCAGCGTACATCTCTCCGAGAGCGAACTCCATACGGCGAAGTCGCTCACCGACGTCATCGCTCACGAGTTCAGCATCATGCCAAGTGCCACATCCCTCGCCGACGACAGATGCTGATGCAGCCAGGCCGCCCGTGTATTCCTGGTACGTCATCCAGCCCTTCGGGAATCCGCCGACATTCACGGCTGGCAAACCGACGAGCGTCGCACGACTCCGTGTCCCGTTGACCGGATACTCCCAGTGTCCCGAAACATCACTTGCTTCAAAGGCGTAGATCTGTTCCTTTGTCGCACCAGGCCGGATCATTCCCGAGAACCATACCCCGTAGCGGTCCAGGCCAACCCGAACATCCGCAACTGCGTGTCCAGTGTTGTCATAGAACTGAGTCGCCTCGAGGACGCCGATCCCGGTCTGACAGTGACCACCACTGACGCAAATCACGCCAGTACGAAGGCCGCCGGCAGCAGGTGCCCGCCCGCGCATGAATCCTTGGAGATCGCCATCAGGCGGGTTGACGCACTTATCAGGGCGCCCCCGGAGGCAGATGCCCTGCGGTGTGATGTGTCCATACGCGTGACTGTCGTCAGTCACCGTCGTCGGGCAGCTCCAGATGCTCCGGTCCGGGTCGTACCGCAGGCGTGCGTCAGTCGTGAAATCGCCAAACTTCGGGTCCTGGAACATCCACTCATGACCGGTCCAGTCACCCGACATCGCCGATGCAGCAATGGCGCCTGTCGCGATAGCGAGTTCGCCCGACGCGGCGAGACCGAATCGTTCACCGTCGACCATGCAGATCGCGGCAGTGTCGACGATCGCGAGATGCCGGACCCGAGCGGACGTCGTAACGTACAGGACGTCATCCGCTGCGAATCGGGCCACCACAATCCGTTCACCGTCACTAGATTCCTCGAGCTGCGGCGGATCGATGCTCGCTTCCTGGACTGCACCAACCTCGATGAGTTCGCGCTTGACTCGTACCTCGACGTCTTCGCTATCCAAGCGGAGTGACACGCCGACGGCACCCTGCTCGAGGACCTCACGTGCCCGATCGACCAGTGCTTGAAACTCTTCAACGTCGCTGTCCTCGACGTATCCGTCACCCCAGATCACGCCATTGGACCGGCGGGTGATGCTCTCAATGGCACCGAGTACAGACCCGGAGTGATCGCCATCTTCAGAATCCCAGACGATCGGAACCGGCAACACGCCGTCCCACGTGAGCGAATTGTGCTCAAGCAGACGACCATCTCCGGTCGGTTCACCTTCGACCGCTAGCGGCCCTGCAACGGGTGTCCGTCTCCGTACCATCAGATCTCCTCTAACTCGACCGGGGACACTAGCACTGTTTCGGCGATCACATCCACCATCTCATCCGGCACCGGAGGCAGCGGCCACGAGCAGCAGGTAGCAAGGCACCAATCTGTGAATCGATCAGCAAGTAATTGACGACTTACTGAATTTGGATGTCCTTGTCCCAACCACCAATCTGCGAGTTGATCAGTTGCGGGATGAATTGCAGCACGAAGATCGATACCGAGACTTGCGAGTCGATCCACACCGAGCAAACTTGGGAGCCGACCGTTCGATACGGATTCAGGGTCAATCTCTAACGGAGGTTCGATACCGGCGCCATTGAGTCGTCCGAGTCGGGTCCGGGCAGCAGCACCGACTCGAGAAACGGCGGTCCGGGCTGCCATGGAAACAGCGGCCCGGAGAGCCTCAGTTGCTCCATCCGACAGAACTGAACCAGACGCTCGAACAGGCTCATTGCCGGCAACCTCACTGGGGTCAAGTTCTCGGGCGGCACCTGGGTTACTTCCCTTCCGGAGGAGGACGATCCGGTCGAGGTCTTCTTGAGTGGCGGCATCTTCTTCCTGGATGCCTGAAACTCGACGGACGAATGCGGCATTGACGAGTCCGCGGTCGTAGAGATCCTTCGCATCGGCGACACTGTGCCGACGAGCGAGAAGTTCAGTGGCATCCGGATTCACCATGACGCGCTTGTCGTCAAACTCTTCCGCGAGGATCATCTTCAGTGCTCGCGCGTAGATACGCCCGACGAGTTTAGCGATCGGCTCGAGGTGGCTACGGTACGTCGACTCTTCGACTTGGAATGCGACGGCTCGGTTCGTCGCGGTCATACCGAGCAGAATCTCGGGTGCGATCGGGAACCCCCAGGCGAGGCGTTGGATGAGGAATCGCATCTTGTCGTCGAGTCGCTCATCGAATCCGTCTGTCGGTGGACGTGTCCATTGAACTGCTCGAGCACCATTTGACAGCGCACCGGTCATCATCTCGAATGGACCACGGAGAAGGATTGGGGATGCGCTACTTCGCCGCGGGTCGACGATTTGCGCATTGATCGCTTCCTCAAGGCTAGCTGAGAAATCACCACCCGGCGTTGAAAGATCAAACTCATTCGCGACGGTCAGAATCCCCATCTGCGCGATTCGACTACGGTTCTGACTGTACGCGAGGTCCTGAACCTGCTCAATCTCTTCGAGCACATCGATGACACCACGGAGTGGCGGGTCAGCGACCGTCGGCTTGGCCGGGTGGGGCCAGATAGCGCGAAGGTTGAGATCCGCTCCCTCAAGCAACTCTTTCCGGTGGTCGTCAACGACGCTGACCGGAAGCCAGAGCGCATCGGGGTCACCGGCGAATACCGGACCGGCCAATGCCTCAAATCCGGGCTTGCCGGACAAAGTCTCGAGCGCCGCTTCGGTCATTGCAACGTAGTTGAGTTCGCCGGCAACGATCAGGTTGGTCGTGATGTTGATCGTCGACTCGTTGTTCGCGACTTTGAGCATGAGCTCGTCGGATTCAGCCTGGTCAAGCGTCTTTCCGTCAATCGCGACGTCCCAATGGATGCGGCCGATCTGTTCAGAGATCCAGCCCATGACAGAGCGGACTTCGCCGATCGCGCCCTGATTCGCGCGAAGTCCGGCTGAGTTCGTTCCGTCTGGGGCGCCGTAGTACCGCCATGCCTTGGCTTGCCATCCCAGATTGGCGGTAGCGATTGCGCCGCCCTGACCGAGGAGTACTGCGCCTGCTGCACTGACCATCAGAGGTCAGCTTCCGAGCAATTGACGACGAGTCGTATGTCATCTGCAGCGATGACGCCCGCAGTTCCATAGAACTTCACGATGTACGGGCCGTCGTCTGTGAATGGCGTCGGGAAAGTGAATGTCCACGTCCCGACAGTCGGATTCTCGAGATCTGTTTCGTCGTACTCATCGATGGTGGTCCCATCCGGGTTGCGAACTCGAACGAGGATACTCGTCGGGTCTGCCGGATTCCCATCGATATCCGTGAAGAGTCCTGTGACAGTCGGTTGATCGCCGACGTCATACTCTGCTGGAACACTCGATGTGGACAGTACCACGCGAGCGGAATCTACCACGAGAACGACATCTGGGCTACTGACGCTGAGAATGACATCACCGATTTGGTCAATACCACCAACCTGCACTGCGACGCCGATGAGAGTGAGGATAGCAACTGGGACATTGAATGTCGCGACGCCGCCACCCGTAAGTTGCAGCGGTACAGGCGTAAGAGTGAGGATCGCTGCCGGAATAACGACGACGACGCCAGCAGCACCGACCTCAACGAGTGGCACCAATCCAGACAGAACGATCGTTGCTGGCGGAATTGCCAGCGCTGCGGTACCAACTCCAACAACGGTGGGCGTTACGGCGGATAATGTCAACACCGCAACAGGGATGACGATTGTTACTGCCGCACCTGCGATAGCAGGCGGTACACCCGACAACGTCAGGACAGCCGGCGAAATGGCAAATTGAACATTACCCGCTCCAACCAACGTCGGAGCGACGCCCGAGAGTGTGAGAGTCGCAGGTGGGATGGCGAAGAATTGCGGGCCGCCTTCAGCCGCCACCGACGGTGCGACACCCTGAATGGTAACAACGCCTGTTGGAATCGTAATGAGCGCAGCACCAGTCGCGTCGACATCTGGTGAGAGTCCTGACAGCGTAAGAATAGCTGGCGGGACAACGAGTGTCGCTACACTCGAGCCGGCAAGCGTAGGCGCGACACCGCTGAGTGTGAGCACGCCGACCGGGACGGCGACCCCTCCGACGCCTGTCCCGGTCAGCGCTGGTGCGATTCCGGACAGCGTCAGCACTGCCGTTGGAATCACTACGGGAGCGGCGCCCGCTGGGGCAACGGACGGCGCAATCCCCGAAAGAGTCAATATGGCGGTTGGAATCTCGATGTTGGTAGCGGCCTCAACGAGCAGTATCCAGTCGCCGTCACCGTCAGAGTTGGTACCAAGCGAGCCAAACGACTGAGCAGATCCAGTGCCGAACGCACCGAGGGTCGTGTAGGCAGCATTGGTTGGGTCGAACTTACGAACGACGACGCCCGTGACCGCAGAGAATTCTGTCAGGTCGAGCGTAAGTGTCGCTGATCCACCGTGCGGTCGGTATACGACAGCGAGAACCCCAGTTGCGCCGGTATCATCGAATCGCGCCGCCGAGCGCGTTGCTCCAGTGCCTTCACCTGATGTCAGGAACGTGTCGGTGGTATCCGGCACCATCGCTGCCCACGCTTCATCGAGTGACACGACGAATGCCGCGAATCGTTCGAGATCGAGTGAGCCCTGCGAGTTGAATTCAGCGGCGTAACCAGAACCGAACAACCAGATCGGGTTATTACCGAAGATCGCGTATGTCGCTCCGCTGACCAACGGGCCATACATGAGAGACCGGAGCATCGCATTCGTGATGCCGTCATTCTCATAACGCCCTTCGAGGAAGCCGGTCGGCATGGTCGGGCTTGCCGCCCACCCTGCCTGGGTATGAAGGGCTGCTTCATTGTCATTGCGGAAGTAGACGGTGTCGAGGTCGTAATCGACGCCCGAACTCTCCCACGCATCAGATCCGAGTTGCTCTACTCCGCCGACTGTGACAAGATGCGAAGTGACGGCCTGGATGGCGTCCGACATCGCCGCTTCACGAGCCTCTTCGGTGGCGGATGGATTCTTATCGTGACCAATCAGCCAGATGATGTTCGGCCACGCGGCGTAGCGTGTGCCGATTGACGTACCATACGTCGTCATTTGCCCGTTTGTCGCAGCGACGATCTCAGTGTCCCAACCTTCTTCGGTGCCGGAGAATCCAAGATAGGCGGGGCAAATCAAACAGGTGATCCCAAGTCGATACGACTCGGACACAGCGTGATCAACGACGTCCCAGTAATCGTCATTGATCGCCGACTGGAATGCTGTCCCAGTGAACGGCGAGTCGTTGTTGTCGTTGTTCGGAGCATTGTCTGAGAATAGATGCTCGATCGCATTCCACAGGACGAGGTTGACGCCCTTCGCTGCCCGATCTTCGAGATACGTCGTGATATCCGCAGTCGACAACTGTGCGACGAGCGACCATCCGGTGTCACCTGCACCGAACCATGGATCACCATTCTCGTCGACCAGATACCTCGAGTTGCCGGACACTGCGACGGGGAAATGCCCGAGGTGAATCGCGATGTTGACGCCCGAGAGGGTGACGGTGGCGACCGGCAGTGTGAACGACGCGATACCGACGCCAGCGATCGCGGGGGCGAGACCGGACAATATCAAGGTTGCTACCGGAATCGGGATGTTGACCGCTCCCTCTACCAATGTCGGCACCACGCCGGACAGGGTGAGAGTCCCGGTCGGGACGGCGAGGGTAGCCGCGCCTGCTCCCGCCACCGCCGGTGCGATTCCGGACAGCGTGAGCGTCGCGGTCGGGACATTGATGTTCTGTACCGTCGAGGCCGGGCGCAGGGCGATAACGACGGCGGCCCACTGGTCGGTGCCGACAAGGACCTGATTGAACGTCGGCGCAGTCACCGAACCGGCGGTCGCCTGCGTCCTCGCCGCTGCGGCGTCGGCGTGATCGGCGCCGGTGGTGGTGTCATAGTCGACGCCGCCATAGAGGAGACCGAAGTTGCCAGGGGTGGACAGGTTGATGGCGTTGTCGTCTGATGTCGTGACGCACGCGACGACGACGGCGTTGTTCGTGACGGTGGTGATCCCGGTCGGAGTAAACGTCCCGGCGGCATTCGACTCCGACGGCACCGCCGTCGCGTCCATCGCTGTCGTGGTGTCGACACCGCGCCAGATCTGGCACTGCACCGACATCCCGTCGGCGGTGTCACCGGTCCACGCCGGCAACGACTCCGACGCGGTCAACTTCTTGTAGTAGACGGAGCAGCGGATGTCCTGCGCGCCGATCTCATTGAGTTGCGTGCCGGCCTTCGTCCAGTTCGTCGGCGTTGTGAACTCGCCGGTGTCGGCGATCGTCTCGCCGAGATGAACGATGGCGAGGTCGTCGGCGACCGCGGTGTAGCCGGTCGGGTAGGTCGGGGTGGCGGTGGTGGTGCCGACGACCTGTGCGCCGACGCCGATGAGGTATGGGTTTGTCTGCGTCGCCGGCGCGATGGTGACGACCGCGATGTTGTAGAGGCCCGTCGTCGTCCAGTTCAGGTTCGAGGTGCCGGTACTCGAACCCGCCGCGCCCATCCACTTGTAGTAGATGGCATTGGCGTTGCCGCCGAAGCCATAGAGGTCGAGTGTGATCCAGCCGGTCGGCGGCGTGGCCGGGATCGTGCCGGGGGTGATGACGAAGGCGATCGCCAGACAGTCGGCGGCGGTCGTGGTGACGGAAGGGAAGTTGGCGTTCGTCGCCGAACCCGACGTCGAGTTGGAACCGTCGATCGGTGTCGTCGGATGCGACTCGACGAGTCGCAGCATCGCCCCGTCGTTGTACTGCGAGGTGCCGGTGATCGTCGATGTGTACGTCGGCCCCTCGGAGCCGTCGGCGATGCGCCGCTGGAGTCGGGCGAGCTGCTGCGCGCCACCCGACGCCGTGCCGTACGACGCGATGACGTCGGTGAACCCGGTGATGGCCCCCGGCACCGTCACCGTCGGGGCGTTGTAGTTCACCAGATGGGTGAGCAGCAGATCGTTGGTTGCGAGGCCACCCGGCTCCGCCAACGAGATCGAGGCGTTGCCGCCGTTGTCGTCGAGGAACTCGGTGTGGATCGCGTAGAGGGCGGTCAAGCGCGCCCCTCCCCGTTACGGGGTGACCCGAATGTCGTCGAGATGCCAGGTTGTCGAGATGACAGCGCCATCCTTGGTTGGCGTGTAATACTTGAACTCGAACATCACCTTCGATGGCACCGTGGGGAATGCGCCGGCACGCTGGTGCGACAAGAGCACGGACCCGGTCTGCGGATCGAAGATCCGAGTACGCAATTGCCCGGCTCCGTTATCTTCGAAGCACATCGGGTAGCGGGTTGCGACATCGCCGTTGGCATCGAACGCATTCCACTGGTTGATGTTGCCGTTGATGCCGAGTTTGCCGAGCCATGCCGATGGGCCTGACCAAAGCGTGACTGCGTAGTTCGCCTTGGGGTATACGACGACCTCTGGGCGTCCTTCGACGGCACTGGCAATGGATGACTCAACGAACAGATCGGGAGCGTCAGCAGGGATGACTCCGACTTCAAACCATTGCCGGGTACCCATGTCGGTCAGGTTGATCGACCAGCACACCGATGCCGCGCCCTGCATGTTGAACGTTCGGTTCGGGCTTGCGAACATGATGCTGTACCCGGACGTGTCACCCTCCGAGAACATCACGTGCTGAGCGCACTCGTAGAATCCCTCTTCGGTATTCCCACGGTGCACAGTGCGCTTCAGATCGGGCGTTGAACACTGTTCGGTGTGGTCGGCAGGCCATTGCGTCTGAGCGATGAGCGTATTGTCACGACGCCAGAGTCCGTGCCGCATCTGACTCTCGAACTGCCCGGGGCTGTTGAAGTCGACGGCGAATGCCTGATTGGGCAGCACCGTCGTGGTGGTCGTTGGCGCGACGGTCGTTGAGGTGGTCGTGCTCGACGTCGTGGTACTCGTCGTCGTGGTAGTTTCCGGGATTGTCGTCGTTGTCGTCGTAGGAGGCGAGGTAGTCGTCGTGCTGGGCGGTGTAGTTGTCGGTGCGACAGTCGTTGTCGGCGTCGGAGCGAAACAATCGTCCGGATCGAGGTTGGAGGGGGCTGAGAATTCGCCGGTCGGGTCGCGCTGGACATCATAGACGACGTGACAGGGAGCGACGACACTGTCATCTTGCGCAGCGATGTCGATGACCGCAATAGTGCTGACAGCACCGAAACCCGCAAGTGCGGCGAGTGCGGCAGCGCCTCGGCGCCACGACATCGCACTCATTAGACTGCCCGATAGAGGTCAGTGATCGTCGCAGTGATGTCTGAACCGTTGGTCGGCACGCCTGGCGGGTCAAGCCAGAACACCGACAGCAGCGGGCTGTCGGCGTCGTTTGTGACGAGTTGGAACACAAACCCGCCGATGATGTCGTCACCGGTCGCGACGGCCGAGAGTGTCTCGTTGCCGGCGTCCATGTTGACGCGGTTGTTCGTGTCATCTTCGGTTGCGTTGGTGCGATCGAGCGTCATGCGAGCGTAGTTCGCCGCGGTTGGTTCATCAACACCAGTGAGTGCGAGGAAATCCGCAACGAAGTTGAGATCCTGAAGTTCGGCCTCGGTGTCTGCCGCAGCCGGGACTGACGTCCCTTCCACGTACCCCATGCGAAGATCAGTCGCGCCGAGGTCATCCCATCCACCTTGCATCAGAATGAGCTTGCCTCGGTTCGTCAGCCAATGGTTTGCCATGTGATTTCTCCCTTACGGTCCCAGATGCCTGGAATCTAGCCTGCCGATCAGCTGCTGTACATCTGATCGGGGTCATTTGCCCCGAGCAGACCTGTGACAGCAGCAGCCGCAAGTCCGACAAGGACGGGCGCAGCAATCCCTCGTTTGACTCGACGGTTGGCTACGAGCGTGAGTCCGAACGCGAGCCATGTTCCCATGCACCACGGGCAATGCCACATGTGGAACAACTTCGGCCAGCGTGTTTCTTCTTCATCTTCCGGCTCGAGCGCATCACCGAGTTCGGCCGGATCAGTGACTTCGACTTTGACACCGAACAACCAACCGCGGGCCCGACGTGAGATCACGTCGACAGCGATGAGTCGCCAGAGACGATAGGCAGCACCGCCGATGAGGGGGACGGCGATGAGCGGATTCACGCCGGGAACGGAATCGGTTTGCCAGACTCCGTCCACATCTCGGGTTCGGCAGGCAGTTGTGCGAGGAAATTGCGGGCCGGGCCCCGGAGGTGCTTCGGGGTCTGGCACCCGCAGGAGGCCCGGGCGAAGGCGAAATCGGTCGGGCCCTCGGCGAGGAGGGTGCCGGAGAGGACTCGTCCTCGGATGCGGGGCTCTTCGGTAAAGCGGAGGGTGACGGGGTAGACGTCGCTGCTCTCCGGGAAGAGGGCAAATTCGGTGTTGGCAGTCTGGATGAGTCTGGCGCGAAAGGCGCCGGTGGACCCGATCTGGGCCGTGCCGAAACTGTCAA